GAGATACTGATGATTGAGATGTTTCTAATGTTTCAGTATCACCAAAATCATATTTGTATATTAGAGTTCCACCTTCAGGGTCTATTGACTGGCTTGCATCTATTAAGACATCAGCACCAACAAAGCCTGTTTTCGAAACAGATAAGAATCCTATTGGTATTGCATTATTGAAAGTGTCACCCTGATAATCGTCAACTTCACCTGTTCTAGATTGAGCACCATATTCATTCTTTATTCTACCTTCTATGTAACATAATTGTGATGCTAAATCTGGAGCGCATGATATCGGGAATGACGGTATTGGTGAATTTACTAAATCAAGTATTTGTTCATTTGTAAGATTCTTAGCTCCATATCCCTGACCATTTACACGCCCAATTATATCAACATCGTATATTTCAAATATCGCATTTGTCTGAGGTGTGGTTAAAGAACTTACTAATATCATATTTCTTCCAGTATAATGCTGTTGGTCGGCTGGATTGTGATTGTTTGATATAAGTGTATATATGTAAGGATGAGTTTTGTAATCTATATTTTGAACACCAGCTAGTGTTGTATCTATATTGTATATTATTGTTATTACATCTCCCTCACCAGACAAACCAAAATATGGCGATATTATTATATCAAAATAGATAAATTTGCCTTTATTTATTGGCAATAATGGCGAATTAACACCCCCTATACCGAATGATGCTAGCAACACATGATCAACTACAAAATTTCCTTGTCGATACACCTTCATATTGTTCTGACCGTAATTGAAATGCAATTCATATCCACTTTTAGAACCATGGCCAGGTGTTATATTGTCAAATGCAGTTGTACTTATTATAAAATATAAACCAGAACCGAAAGTCCAACTTGTATCAAATCTAAATATTTTCTTTAATCTATATCCTCCAGTGTATTTTGATAAATATTTATCATAATTATTACTTGGACTGGTTTGCCCTAATAGTTTTTTATAAATTGTTGAAAGAGTTGGTGCACCATTATGTGTAGTTTTCATTACAGGCGCACCTCCGACACCGGTTCCATATACTGGTGCAGTAGCACCCGATATAGTCCATCCCCATTTACCATCATCTCCTGGAGCACCTGCAAAATCATCTTTGAATATTATTTCACCAGATTGTTGACCAGCTACAGACAAATCAATAGGAACTAGATCGCCAGATGCAAAAGGTCTTCCATTGAGTGCCGGCGGTGCATCAGCATAAGCACCATCCGGGATTGCTACTGGGCATGGTGATGGCCATGCGACATCAAATTGTTCTGTTGTTTTATCTGTTGTGGCTTTACGATACAGACCCCCAGAATCATATATTTTACCCTTCACTTTGTAAGGTTTGAATCCGACATCACCCTTTATTATCCCACCGGAAATGAAATCCACTGGGGTGAAATCATTAGTTTCACTGGCCGTACCAGGCCATGAAGATACGCCTCTGAAATATGCTTCAACAGTTAATTTATCTATGTAATTTTCATCAGTTATATCATTATCATCATACCATTCTGGTATTATTTCAACCCCATATGGGGCATAGATTAAATTATCGTCTATGAAATCCTCATCCCAATATTTTGATTTTGGTGAGAATAATAAGCTTACTGGCCTTATCGCTGGTATTGTTGTAGCATCTGCTATTCCATACCCAGTTGCACCAAAGATATCTGACACAACAGATAGCCGATAATATTTTGTCCTACCATTTGGATAAGTATCATTATCCTCATCATAGTCATCCACATTACCCTGACCTACTAAGCCAGTATGTTCATATTTGACTGTATCTTTATCTGTGATTGTGGCTAGAGTTGTCCACCCACCAACACCAGTATCAGATTGCTCTAAAAGATAATGGGTGAAATTATCATCGTCTAACTCGGTTTTATCCCATGATAAATCTAATTGTGTTGAACTTATTGTTTCAGCTGATAATGTTGGAATATCGAAATTATCTATTTCAATTTCTAAAACCAATCTTGCTTTAGTTGAACCTGCTTCTTTCGTTGCAAACGCTACTGAAACATCTGCTATGATTTCATTTGTTGATTTTAATAAAAAAGTATAATTCTTGTTTGGATTAAATGTGAAATTTTCTATATCCAATGGTATATAAACAGTGTGTTCCCACAAAACATATGATGAATTTATATATATGCCAACCAAATTATCATAATCACCTTCAGCACCTCCAGCTGACCACCCAAAACCCTTAGCAAAATCATTCCAACTATAACCTCTTGGATCAACTATACCATTAGACACACCTTCAATCCATAAATCATCTGTTGGTGATTTTAATATATAAAAACCAAGTTGTATAGGGTCGGCATCATAGGCTCTTAATTGTAATTCAGCAGATAAAATATTACCAACAAATTTGGGTACTTTAAATCTCATAAGGCCACGCATAATACCGCCTAATTGTTGTACACCGACAACATTCCAAACAAAACCACCATAATTTAATGTTGGGTTAGTTGACCACATCATTCCATCAGCATTTGTGTCTATATATATGGTTTGTATTGCCATCAAATCTCCTCCATCCAATCATCTGGAAGTTTTGGATATTCCTCTGTCAGTGTCCAATTAACGACATGATTCATATCATCATACACAACATATTTGATTAATCCATAAACTGAATGTTCAAGTTCTACAATGGCTATTTCCTCATTGTCATCAACATCTTTGTATATGCCATCAACATCCAGATAGAATCCTTTTCCAGTTACCATGATATTCAACCTCCAGTAGCCCCTCTCATCTTTGCTTCAGTCAATGCCTGAGTGATCTTATCTGCCAGACTTTCAGGAGTTTCCTGTTCAGGTAATACACCTGTCTGAATTGTCAGATTATATGTATCGTGAGTTTCAATACCAGTTCCTGTACCAACAGCACCGCCAATGATGTCCACGGGAACAGCACCATCCTTCAACGGAATAACGGCCTCAGATCCAGCCTCGCCAATAAGAGCAAGCGTAGGTTCTGTAACTATTCCACCATCAGCAAATCCGAGGACACCACCTAAACCTTCACCAAGGCCACCAATGAACTCTCCCGTCCCACTTATAGCTTCATTTATTGGTCCAAACACCTTATCGAATTCTTGACCAACTTTAACAATCATATCCCAAAGCCCTTGCAATGAATCTACTAGCAACATTATTCCAATAACAAAAAAGTCAAGCGGTGGCTTGATATATGTATCATAGGCAGATGCAAAAGAAGCCATTACAATGTTGAATAAATCCCCCAACCAACTCCAACCTTCTATGATGTCTGCTATAGCTCCTTTGATGGCTTCTACTGTTGGCCCAATACTAGAATCATATGCTGATTTGAAAGCATCACCAACCCTCTGGAATGCCGCCGAAATCTCATCCCAATGCTTAACCATTAGGATTATAAGAGCTATCAATCCTGCAGCCGCGATAATGATTAAACCAATAGGATTAGATGCCATTGCAATGTTTACAGCTATCTGAGCAACCTTCAAAGCTATCATTGCACCTATAATGAGCCATAGCAATTCAGGATAATCTGCGAACAACCTACCTAGATGACCAACAACCTCTGCAATCTGTCTTATAACAGGCATCATTGATTCGAGTATTGGTATGAATGTGCTCTGTATCATTGGAATCAAATCATCACGCAGAATCTCATTCCACTGTTCCATGACTGGCATCATTTCATCGCCGATTTCAATCTTCAAATCCTCCATGGAATTCTGCATCAGCTGAGCACCAGCCGCCGCTGTATCTGTGTTTATAGCGTATGCCTCACCCATTGCTCCAGCCGTATCAGTCATTTCATCTGTAATGGCAATGAGTTCTTCTTCACTACCCATGATGGCTAGTATTGCCCTTCTTGCTCTGATTTGAGGAAACATCTGGCCAATTATATCAGCTCTAGCGGCCTCTCCTAAATGACCATATTTCTCACCAATTTCCTCAACAATATCAACCAATGGTCTGAAATTACCAGTTGCGGCTATCTGCTCATCAAATGCCTTTTGTGCCCCTTCAGTGGCTATTTTCTGGGCTTCCATAGCATTGTTCAAATCTGTTGATTGAATCCGGGCTTCTTGTTGGGCTACCGACATCTCACTATATGATATTGTTAAATCTGCATTTGCATCCTCTATTTCGGCAATTCTGTTGGCTTCAGCTTCACTTATATCTCTTCCTTCTTTCTCAGCTTCACGCCGTATTTTGGCAATTTCCAATCTATTTTTAGCTTCTTCTAAGGATACCTTTGCCATCTCCTCTCCAAGAGATTTAACATCACCTTCAACCCGGACATAAGAATTAGACAATTCATCCAATGCGGTTTTCTGTCTTAAGAACTCATCTCGAGCTATTATAGATTCTGAGGTCATTTCTACAAAGCTTATGCCCAATTCAGCGGCTGCTCTGATGGCTGCTGGCTTTGTCAATCCGTCCATTGCCCTAGCCAATGCTGTTGATGCTTCAGCCGCATTAAGACCCTTCTTTGTTAGAATAGCCAACGTAGCAAACATTGATTCCATAGATTGACCAGCGGCTTTGGCAGATGGGGATAATTGACCAACGACTGAAGCCAATTCCTCATAACGCAGAATACCAAATTTAATTGTCAAAAACTGGACATCAAAGATATGTTCCAATTCAGCGGCTTCCATGCCAAAGGCATTCATTGTTGATATTCCTGCTTTGGCGGCTGTGGCCGTTTCAGTAAGACCAGCAGATGCTGTTTTTGCGGATAATTCTAATGCGTTCATCGCTTCGGCTGAATCGGTTATACCTGCTGAAAAGATATCATATAGAGCAGTTCCGAGATCCCTAGGTGATTTTGGAATTTCCTTGCTCATTTCACGGATTTCATTTGATAAGCCTTTCATTTCATCGGCTGTCTTTCCGACAATTGATCCAGCCTCAGCCATGACTTGCTCAAATTCCACGGCTATCTTTATAGAATCTTTTAGAAATTCAAAGGCAGCATAGGCGGCGAAGGCGGCTAACATAGGAACAGCGGCTTTGGCAGCTGCACCAATACCCTTTATCCCACCTCCAGCCTGATTGAAGGCTTGGCCTCCTTGCATACTCGCCGTGAGTATTATTGCCAGTTTGACTTCGCCCGCCATCTTGTTACCTCATCGTTTCTTTCTTGGCTTCCTTGATTTTCCACTGCCTTTTTTCTTGTCCTTCCAGCGTTTCTTCTTACGCTCTCGTTCCTGAATATTTTGAATGATGCTATTCACATTCAGGAGTTTGACACAAACCGCCCAGTCTTGGTCGAGCCATCTATCTGGATACCCACCATATTTGTCAAGTAGGAAATGCAATACCAAGATGTCGTGCTTGGCCGCACCTTTCCCAGACTTGATGGCTCGTATCAGTTTTTTCGGTTGATGTTTCCAATATCGGCTATTGCCAGTTGCACCCATTTTAGGGCAATTGGGAATAATTCTATTGATTCACCCAAATCATCCATCACGGTTTCCAAATCATCATGGTTATCAAAGCGTGGGACTATCTTTTCACCATCTCTCTTCTTGATGGTCGCCAACAGGACATCAACAAGAATATCCATCATTTCACCAGCGAATTCAGCATTCTTATCATTGTCAGTTCCCTTCATGACCTCTTTCAGTTCATCTTTTGTGAGTTTGGTTTCATCCAGTTTAAGGAACTCTTCAACGGTCATCTTTCGCTTTTTAGCACATTTTATTATGCCACCATAATTGGCTGCTGGCTTCGCTATGAACTTCATGACTTTAGAAACGATCATCCGATGTCTTAAGGCTGGCTTTCCGAATAGGAATTCTCTACCTCTGGCAGTCTCATATTCTTTTGGCGGTGGGGTTTTAAGCCCGTATTCATCATTTTTCTTTTCTTCACTCATATTATCTACCTCGTGGATTTACTTAGGTGAGTTTATCCCCTCACCTATGGGATTGTTGCGTATGTTGCGCCTTCAAAGGATGCCGTTAGGCTCTCTGATATAAGATCTTCCTCAGCTATTGCTGGCGGTTGACCTTCCCAGACTCCTCCTACAAGAGTGATTCGTGTTGTCCCGATATCAAACTTGAAATCGAATCCTTCATTGGCGACCATTCGATCATATTCCTCTACATCATGGAAGTCCTTTGTCAGTGTGAGTGTCAAGTCTCTGACCTTCTCAGCCATCTCATAGGCCATCCTACCTTCCAGACCTCTCCTGATTCCGCGCCTTTGCTCAGTTCCCCGGGATATAGATAGTGTCATATCCTGAACACCAAGCAACTGTAAATCAGACGGTGAACCGCTGGGGTCTTCTACAAGGATTGGGTCACCCTCATAGTACATCAGCATATCATCAGCTATATCTGCAGGATCCGCACCGATTGTAACTGCTGCGAATATATCTGCTAGTGTTTCATCAGGAACAGCAGGATATGTTTTTGTTGTGGATTTCCTGACATACTGGGCAACACAGTTTTCAGTGACCATGATTGGCTCATCGACTGAGATTGCTATCTCAAAGTCAACAATCTTTGCCATGTTGTATAAGAATCTGTATTGAGCCACAGTAGCGGTATCCCTTTTCATCGCGCCCTCTGTAAAGAATGTCTCAATGTGGTCAGATAGTGCACCAGCCGCACCGAAAGCATATTTCAGCCTTGCTTGTAATAGAGCATCTACAGCGGCGTATTCCACTGAAAATCCACCAATTACATTCGTTCTCCTGTTCTGGGTTATTCCTTGATTCCCTATCCCTCTCTTCTTTGTCCTATTCGGCCAGAATCCATCTGGGCTGAAGTCAGTTACAACACCGTAATTGTTCAGTGTTGCAAGTGCGATGTTATCATCTGGCACACCACAAACAGTTTCAGTACCAGTTCCAACGACACCCTCAAATCCTCCGAATGTTTTGTTGCAATATGCCATTATTCATCACCTTTTGTTGTCTTTCCAGCCTTTTTACCACTGCTGGCCGTGGCGTTCTCATCACCAGTAATCTCTTCTTTCCTAGTTTTGGTAATGGCCTTCTCGATTTTGTCCTTTCGACCCTCAAGTGCCTTTACCCTCTGCTCCATGTGCTTGATAGTGCTCTTAGGTGCTTTGGCTTTTTTGGCACTATCCAATTCTTTTTGAGCCGAATCGATAAGATTACTGTTTTTCTTTTCCTCGATTTTAAACATTCTTTCTGTTTCTTTCATATTTCACACCTCTAACTTATTTTATTCGCTAGACATTGCTTTCTACTAACATTGATTGTTGCTTCAGTTTCTGAGAATACGAATTTTTCACCATACGCAAATTCATATTCCCAGTTTTGTAAATCGCCTTTGTGGATTCCTAAATCTTCCTCTCCATCTATGTACCAATGAGGGTTAATCCTACATACCCTATCAAGCCCCTCAGTCCAGAGATAATGATCATCCATACTATTTTCTGATGGGTCTTTTGTGTACATGAATACCTTAACTTCTATGTTCCACCAGTCTTGTCTCTTTATGGCTAAAGGATCCCTTGAACCCCCATCAACAAACACGTACATAGCAGGATATGTTGGTGTTGACTTTTTGGCATTGTAGAATATGTGTCCTTTGAACTGTTCAAATATCTTGACACCATCATTATCTTCATAATCCATGAGCATTCTTACCAAACGCTCACAGACTCTAGCTTGATATGACCTTAATTTGATATCTCTTCTAACCACCCGTGGACACCTCCACCCTGTGCTCTATATCCTCCGCGAACACCTTTTCCATCATCTTTATATCCTCATCATAGACCGCTAAGAACTTTCTTTCAGGAATTCCTCTTTTCGGAAATCCAAATTGATGAGATGGTGCATAGATGATTTTGGTTCCAAATACCAGGGTTCTTTTACCATATTTACGAACAGCCGCTGGATGTGATGAGGCAGTTACACTCTGCATCATTCTATTTGATAACTGGAGAACCTTACCGCCTCTGGCTGTCTTTTTCCATTTCGGTCTGCCTTGTAATCTGAATGTCTTTGTTTGTGATTTCTCCAATATTATCACGGCTTTGTCCCACAATGGAGGTGTTTTCTGGACTTCCTTTTTAGCTATCTTTAATGCTTGTTCAGCCTTTTTCAAGCCACGAATATCCATACCAACATTAAGGCCCGGGGTCAATGTATGTCCCTCCTGAAATTACATTTGTGATGTCTGGTAAATCATCCAGTGAGAATAATGCATGTTGACCTTCAGTAGTGGATAACATATCTGTTGATGTAGGCTGGTCCCTCTCTATCCAGTTCCCATCAATATCAAGAAGTTCTAATTCACCATTCAGCAATGATTTCCAGATTGCATTTACTTCTTTCAGAACATCCTTATAGACTGGGCTATCGTTAGGATCATGACCAATATATGATTTCCTAGCCGCATATGCTGATGTGAGCAATGCTGTGATGGCCCTTATAAGGGGTGGTGTATCATCACCTGTTTTGAATGGTGCACCATATCCCTCAGCTCTGAATCTAGCATCCACCTGTGGCATTGCAAAGACAGTTTCAAGACTTGCTAATGTAGAATCACTCATATCATTTAATTCATCCAGATTTGTCATCTGCCTAGCTTGCTCAGGAGTGCAATACAAATCCTCATACACTATTGTCTCGGGATCCCCTATTGCATTTATTTCATAAGCCCAAACATTATAGACATTATCAGTGGAATTCCATTCAGATAGACCAACTTGATTTAAATCAAAGTTCTTTGTTGAATCTATATCCATGCTAATCTCTTGAATGAGTTGCTGGGTAAGGAAATCATATAAACCAAGATAAGCCTTTCCATCTTCAGGCACATTCCTTATTGCACAAATGTATTTTTTTGAATCTAATATTGTAATGAAATCAGTGCTTTTCTTATTACTAGCATCATCATAAGCAACATATAGATGAAGTCTGGTTCCATCTATATAAATGGATAATGTCAAATCCTCAGCGGATGATTCCTGTGAATCAAAGAATCCTAGAAGGGCTATGGCATTGTCGATTGGTACGACACCAACTTCAAGAGCGAATAAAGCACTTATGAATTCATTAGGCTGGTACTTCTTACCTAAAAACTTATGATACCTCATGTCAGGTACAGCACCGATAGAACCGCCAATGGCATCCACTGTATTCCATGCAATAGATGAGCCGCCTTGCTGAAGCCACCCCATGTTTGCAGGGTCTTTTGTGAAATCAGATTCTATCTCATATCCCATCTAAATAACCCCTGCCTGTTTAAGTCCTATTATAACTGTTGATATGCTTATAATTGCTCCTAATACTATCTCAACCCAATGCCTTCCAGTCCTAGTCATTCTGGATTCCTCATCTGTTATCTTGTAGAGATGTTTCTTATCACGATGGGTTTTTAGAGCACCCCGCACACCATCAATATCATTATGAATATCCTTATTATCTAATTGTAATTCATTCATAGTTTTGTTTCCAGCATCTAATTTCCTATTGATTGTTCCTAGGCAACCATTGATATTCTTCATGGATTCGTCATACTTGCCTATTAATTGTCCGAGTTCAAATGCACTTGGTTGCCCATCTTCACCAGTCATTAGCTCACGCTCTCATATCCGTTTACTTCTCTTGTATTAATTCTTGAATAGTCATTTAATTGATTCGGGTTCTCGAATCCGTTGTAGTTTCCATCCCATCCAGAAGCTTCACCTATCTGAACATCATCCATCCATAGATTTCCAGTACCGACATTATGTCCGAAACTCTTGAAACTATCCGCAACACCGGCAGCGTAGAAACCGCCTCCCGAAATTATCTTGGAGTCATCATACCACATATCATATACGTCACTTCCAAAATCATGCACGATCTCTATGTGATGCCAGCCAGTCGAGTAATTTGTTCCTGTGTCATGCCATCCACCAGAATAGTATTGGATATTGGCGGATGCGTCAAAATTAATATATATTAGCCATTTAGTAGGATCGAAGTCGCCAGGTGTTCTTTGTGTGTACAATGCTCTACTGTTATTCGTGGTATCGAAGTACAGCCAGGTGCTGAACCTTTCTGTCGTTGCTGTGAATGAATAAGTTGAGTGGCAGTATTTATTTGTACCTACCATCTTTGCACCGTGAGGGGATGAATGATAATGTGCATCATCAACTTCAAATATGTCCATCGGGGATGCAACACTATTAAGAAATTTCACAGGTGGACTTGTTCCCTCTCCCTCGCCGTTGAAATTAGATTCGAACAAGATTGGCATTATTCACCCACCTTTAAATCAGTTCCCACAAGTTCCAGGCCCGAGATCTCCTTATCCGAATATATGTAACAATCGACCCCATTCTTATCGTATTCTATTACGACGTTCCATTCTGGACTGTTCTCTGCCGTTATGTCCTGTACATCACCAGATATTCCCGGCAGATTTGAAGGCACAGATGATATCTTTACTGTATCCTTGTATTTGTAATTCCAGACTTTTTCAGCCATTAGGGTACCACCACGTATGAAGTGTCTGGGCAGAAATCTATGATGTCAAGATTTTCGGTAATATCTGCCACACACCTTCCAATATAATCTGTCGTGTCTGGCTTTGTTTCTGTCAGAGCACCATGTATATGATCTATGTACAGTCTCGCTCCTTTCGTAGTCCATGTCCATGCATCGTTTCTGACCTTTCCTGTTTTTAATGCTTTTCCAGAAGCATCCGCATCGATTGTTTCTAGAATCATCACGACCTTTCCTGTTGATGTGGCTATTGCATCATTGTCTGTCTTCCAGTATTTTCCGTCAGATTTCAAGTATGCGACATTCGGGAATACTAAATTCTCTCCTGCTGTGATCTTCACCACGACACCATCATATCCACCATCAGCATTTATATCAGCTTCTAATTCTTTCGGATATTCACACTCGTCCACTTTAATCATTGTTGAACTACAATATGGACATGCTGTTGGTGCAGAAATACCCTCTTCTGTGTAATGCCGGTTGCAACATATACAATATCGAGAATATGTCGTGGGCGGGTTTCCATCATGGTTCGATACAAGCGTATCCAATGCCGTTTCCTCACCGCCCCCAAGCGTTCCATCAAAGAATATTGATAGAGCGTCTGGTGCTTTCCAGTTAATGTATTGTAAGTCTGTCACTATTATTTCGTTGGCTTCAATCTCCATAGTGAGCTTTGTTGCATTCACACTAGCTTTTGTATAAGGATATTCAGTCATCTTATTCCACCACCTTTGTTATGATAAGTCTTTTTCTTCTAATTGATACGGTTCCACTTGGCGATCCATTTCTTCTAAATTCAAAATCAATATTATGACTTCCAGCGAGTGGATTAACTATAACGAATCCAGAACAAACATTGTAATTATTCATTTCCCAGTTGGTCAATGCCAACTCACTTCCACCAAGTAAAACTCTCGCTTCACAACTCACATTTGCCGTTCCTGTACTTATTAATTCAAATGAATATTCGATTTTGTATTTTGCTAATTCAAATGTTTTTGTAAATCGTCTTGCTAATTGAAATGTAGTAGACGTTGTGCTATCAACTGCTGACTCACTGTCCTGAATAACAGTTGGTGCTTTTGGTGTTGCGCTCAGTTTCAATGGTGTTACAATCTTTTCATCATCTGTTCCAGCATCAGTCTCTGCTTGCGTTGCAATTTCCGCAATTCCAATTACCAATTCAGTGGCTTGTATTGGTCTATTGTGGTTAAGTGGATTACCATCGGCTTTAGCACCCATAGCAGATACCGCTTCACTATCAAGATACTTTGCGTGATGGACACTTGGAAGTCCCGCATGTGTAGCGATATCAGTTGTTATATCAGCTGGCGTTGCTTTCTCAGTATCAAGTTCATTTATAGCCGCTTGAACATCCGTAGATGCAATTGTTCCAGCTGGTGTATTTTCTATTGAATCCGCTGTAATGCTACCATAATACGCTGTTGGTGGTGTTAATACAGAACCAGTACCAGACGTTGCTGTGAATGTAGATCCACCAAAATTCAATATATGAATCAATGTTGGATCTGGTGTGGCATATGATATTGCAGGCATAAGTCTTAGATACATGTGTGTGGCATCAATATTCACATGAAGTTCTATCAAAGCACCAACTTCATATATTGGTCTTGCTATCATCCAAGCACCTCCTGTCGCATTAGATTTAGCATTTATAATATATATTTTTGATGCTTCTGGATTAGGTCCAGATATTGATACAATTATAGAATGGTTGTCACCAGCAAAATTACCAATCTCTGTTTGATTATTACCAGCACCTATTGTTCTATTCACGGCATGATTGTATAGTTTGTTTGATTTCAAACCACCAGATGCATTTCCAAGAAATATTGCATCCAAGTCATAGTCAACCAAACTTGTTAAATTATTACCGCCCATGCTTTGATCTGCTGTGAAAGGAACAGAGCCATCTGCACCTATAACATCTGTATCACTTACCTTTGAATTCAGATTTGCCAATAAATCTGCTGAATGTAAAGATCCACCTAATGCGTGGATATCTTGTGTATTATCGATCTTCCTCCAAACTGATGCTATACCATCAAACCATGCGATGTCTTTTACTTTCCAATCTGTTATTCCATCTAGGTTTGTGTTTCCAGCAACAGTGACAATATATCCATGCCCAGCAACTTTTGCACCAGGCAATGTCAAATCAGGAACATTTGTTGTTGCATTCCAAGCACCTTGTATGTTAATACCACCAAGAATGGATGCCAGACTTGTTAAGCTATCCTCTACTGGAAGACCATTTACATCTATTATGACTATGTTTCCAGGTGTTGTCCCTGCCACTGGCTTATGGTCTTTTATAGAATTTATTGGATGCTTCTTACCATGATCTTTCTTACCTGGAACCATATATATCAACCACCTATTACATAGAATGTATCAGTCGCTACTTCAGCTATATAATAAATTGCATTTGTGTTACTGAATGGGAATGGTAAACTCTCACCAGAAGCTATGGGTGCTCCACCAAGTCCAACAGCAATGGATGAACCACCAAACCAGATTTGACCTATATTGCCAGAATCACAAATTATGGACACACCATTCAATACAGGAATATCTGGTAATTGGTGTTGTAACAAATCAGGAACTGTTACTGCTAGAGAAGCATCTATATCTGACGGTAAGGCCGCATTAATTATAATTCCACCAGCCGCCCCTTTTTCAAGAGGATATGGCTTACCATCTGACTTCTTAATAGCCGCCAAAATGATGAAAGCCTGAGCTTGGTCATCTATCGGTAAATCTGGATCGGTGTCACTCATTCATCTCACCCCTCATATGGAATTATCTTTCCAGTCTTCAGAGCATTCTCAAGCCCCGGAGTGAGTTCGTCTGGCAATGCCTTTGGTTTGTCCATACCAGGTGTGAATGACCATCCTGAAGCCCAATCATTATAGGCTCTTGGTGCGATGAACAAATCCTCATCTGGTTCTGGAATATCTTCTACGATATCCTCAGTCTCAATTTCCTCAATGGCATCATTAATTGCCTCATCGACAATATCTGTGACATCTTCAACCGATCCCTCATCTGGTTCTGGAATATCTTCTACGATATCCTCAGTCTCAGTTTCACCCAATGCATAACTCTCATCAAAGATCACTAGCAAGCGCATTTTCAGTTCATCCTCTCTGGCATTCAATACCAATTTGTGACCATCCTCTTTGAATGTTCTACCGATGTCCTGGAGCTTTCTGTAGTTCTCCTCGTTCTCAATTTGTTCTCGCGTGATTTCCATCTTGTCCACCTCGTGGTTTTGATTCTCCTTTTTCTTTCAAAAAAGTAAAGAGGCGTGGCCATTAAGACCACGCTATTTCCTGTCTAAATGACAAGGCTATCGAGCTGGTGTGCCGCCTTGGTCTGTACAAGTGCGGTTGCGAAATACTTTCTAGCATACGCAATGTCTATTCCAGCATCAGCTTTCCTTTCATTTTCAAGGGTCATTGGTCTCTGTGTGAATACACCACAGGCCTTTGTATCAATGACGAAGAGATATCCTGTTGGATCAAAGAACTCCTCATATCCACTTCCATCTGGCTTCTCTGCTTGTATGATATCCCAGATATATGTTTTCTTGATGCCTGGGAATTTCTTGGCGATCAGTTCCTCAGCCGTTAGCATATTGGCATAGTTCATACCAATGTCATCGATTCTTGATCTTTGGTCTGATGTCCAGACAATTGCATCTGGATTGAATCCAGCCTGACGTGGCTTTTTAATTATACCATTGAGTTGGGCAAGGACGTTCTTATCGGTTTCACTTGACCAGTCAGTACCAGAGGTTGTTGCCATAGTATCCTTGACAAGATTGAAAGCCTGGGAATCAACAGCCCTAGAGAATGCCCTAGCATGATTTCCAGCACTCAACAGATCCTGAGCACTCATACCGAGATTTATCTTTGCCGCATCTGTTATTGGTATCTTGGTTTCATACTCCTCAAGAGTGTATTCTGTGTCAGATGCTTTGATCTTTTGATCACCAGTTGAGATTCCATCTGGTTTCAGACGAGCAATGAGTTGACCCCAGTCATAGAATTTTCCTTTTAGACCAGCTTTCCTGTCCAAAGGATTGGCGACAAAGAGTTGAGGTGCGAGTGACATCTCACCTGATTCTTTCAGAACAGATTTGACCATCTTGGCCAGATACATCTTCTGCTTGGCTGATATCGCATCAGGGTTTACGAACAAACCCTCATAGTATTTTTCAGGTTCCAAAGGCATATTATGCACCTCCAGTCAAGCGAACCAGAATTTTCTTGTTCGCATCCTTCAGCCTGTCAACATACCCAACAAGGTCATCAACATAATCAGATCCACCAATCCATAGCCTAAGCTTTCCAGCAGTGCCGACACACTTCACGGGTTGATTGAGCTTCAGAGTATCATCCTCACTGTCAATTCCCTCATGGATTCCCTTGCGGAGTAAGCCTACACGCTCACCCTTGACAGCCTCGGCCACGCCAGCGGATGTGCCTTGAATAATGCGAGCAAGCCCACAATATCTTCCAGCATTCCAGATCTTGACATTGCCGTTATCCATCATTTCCATGGCCATGCCATCAACAACAGTTGCGCTCTCAGTCGAATCTATGATTGCACTGCCATTGACATCTTCCTCTTGAGGTCCAGTTGTAGTGTCGCTCATGTGAACACGCCCCTTTCAGGTTCACTGAATTCAAGTTCTTTGTCCTTGTCCTTGTTCTTATCATCTTCTGACAGGACTAATCCCTTTTCTCCAGCTTTCCAGTTTTCTTGGCCTCCAATGGTATTCAGGAATGCAGCCCTGTCCTCATCGCTCGAAAGAGCCATCAGAACTTTGGTTGTTCCCTCTCTCTTGGCCTCAGAGAGTTGACCTGATTCAATCAGACCGTTAACCATTGCTTTCGTATCGCTCAAGCTCCTCTCATTGCTGAGATTTGCGTTTGACTGCTTCAGGGTGTCGATCTCCGTCTGCATAGCACTGAATCTCTTTTCGAGATCAGAATTGAGCGCAGAGTCCGCTGCGGCTTTGGCAGTAGCAGCTTCCTCTTCCTTCAGTTTTTCTTCCTTTGCCTTATCCTCAGCCAGCTTCTTGTCAGCTTCAAGCTTTTCAGCTTCGAGTTTCTTTGCTTCCGCAAGTTTCTCCTCTTCAAGCTTCTTTTCTGCGGCCAATTCTTCAGGCGTTTTCGGTTTTTCTGCCATTTTCTTTCCTCCATCAGAATTCTTATCCGATGAGCTTAATTCCACCAACTCTGCTGACTTTAGCCAGCATACCTTACAGGCGGGATTTAGAGTTAGTGCTATCCCTTTGAAATCCAAGTATGTACATACCTTCTTACCACTTGAATAATCGAATGTGCATTTATCATTGAGTTTTACACTCAGTCCTATCTTTGTGTCCGGATTACGTTTGTACCAATCTATGACACGCTCATCAAAGATGACACCGCTGACATCAATACCATTGATTTCATCATTCCAACGTGGTTTGTAATTAAATCCTTTGACATTCTCCCAAGTGTCATCCTCATGTTCTACATCAATTCTTAGTCCACTAGCTCTATCCAAAGCATCCTTGACAACATCTGCTGGGAATTCTGTGTTCTTCCAAAAGCCCTCAGCTATTGCGGGACCATTAATCATCAAGAGTTCCGTTTTACCAGTCCTTTCAGCATCCTCATCAGACAGTTGCTCAAATCTCGGTGTCACAGCACTGTAAAAGTCATCACATTTTGATAACTCGGGAGTGTCCTTTTCAAACTGTTCATAATGACCAGATAGATGAGTGTAGACTGATTTCTTATCTTCTGACGGAATATCAACACCGCCACGTGCACCAAGTAAAGCAGCCATAGCTGCAACTACTCCTTTCCAGACTACTTTCAATGAGCCGTCTATGATATCGTGATGGGGTAGTTTATAGCTTTCCAGATTCTCTTGGTCATCACCATTGTACCAGGCAAAGCCTAATCTGTATTTGTCCCAGTCTATTTTGTCCTTATCACCAGAACCATCACTAGAAGCCCATTTTCTTATGTTGAGTTCTGAGGATGTTCCATCCCAAACCATGTCTATATCTGCCATTGGTGTGTCATGTGGTGCAACGGCTGAGAATGATTCAGATAGTTTGGTAACTGTTTGGATTGATTCTATTTTGAATGATAATCCATCTTCAGGAAGCTCGGCTACAATTGCACCATTTATAACACCACCTATATCTGGATGAACTGGGAACAACATAAATTCACCCTCCCATAGAACTGCACCTAAAATATCCTCATTAGGTTCATCAACAAAGAGTAATTGATCAACATTCCATCCCTGAACGTCCTCACCCATTCTTTTTCTGAACACCAACCATGCCTTGTCTTCGCCTTCTGGTGGATATTTATCCAGTAAGGATTGTATAGCACTACCTTGTAACACTACTGTTGTATGTATATTTGATTTTAATAGTGACAAGGAAAGCTCTTTCTCACGATTGACCCATGATTTTTCATCCTCTGATTTTTCAAAGAGTTTTATCCACGTAGCCCACGCTACGGCTGCAGGATTATCTATTTCCTCTTGACCTTTGAGTGAATCAAAGATTTCTCCAAATTTATTAGCCTGTTCTAAAGTCAGAGGAATTCCCTGATGCGTTTTTATATTATCTGGCAATTCTTCAATAGTATTCCAAGGTGTCATGCTACATCACCAAAACCTTCTGGTACTGAAGTTTCGACTCCAGCTGGGTCATACTGGGGACTTCCTTCTATTATATAATCTAAAATTGATCTACATGAAAAATGAAGGCTCGGGGTATTGGCATCAAGTGCTGGATCGTTGATAGCAAATTCTTTCCCATCTCTTTCACGGCAAATGTCAGTTGTAACTTTGTCAATAACCGCAATGAATCTCATTCCCTTCACAAATGGGGTATTGGCTCTTCCAAATGCCTTCTTTCCTTGATTGATTATTGATGTTGTATTTGTTTGTACCACTGTCTTTAATTGAGCTTTAGAATATCTATCGCCAAGCAATCCCGATTCAAGGTTCTTAACTACATCACGGCCTCTCAATCCTTCATCTAAGCCAGCCTGAACTATCTTCTTTGTATCTTCAAGTATTCTCAATTCTAGGTCATTCGCATTGGCACTTCCATAATCAATCAGTCCATTTCTTATATTGGACATTTTCTGTTCAATGAAATTAAATGCGCCGGTTCTAGTCCTGACATCAAAGGATGGTTCCATACCGAAGCCGGTTAAATGAGTTTGATCACCCAATACGATATCAACCAATATCTCATCATACATTTCAAGGAATCCAGCTTCAAAGCCAACAATTTCCAATTTGAGACTATCAAGCCATGTTGGTGTTTCAGCGAATTCAATTGACTTATCATCCTTTAAGTTCTTTTCAACTTCTTTGATTAATTTCTTGATTGAATTTTGAATTGTAGGAACTAAGAAATCTCCAAATTTCTTTTCGGCACTATCTAATTGAGCCTCCAATTGTGCTATTCTACCATCTGCAAATTGAGATGATTCCCCAACGTCCTTTCCTTCGCGCTGATTGGTCTGGGCTTCTGTTCGCGTAATACCGGCTACTGGTGATGGTGTATCAATTATAGCTTGACTGCCAGCTGTCTGTTTGGCTCTCCACGATTGATCCAAGTCATCCGCGAATCTATCTTCCATCTCAGGCAATTGGAGTTCACGCCTTATCCACGGTTCAAGAGGATGCACCAATGAATTCTTAATCAATAGATCGAATGTCTGAGCCATCTTGACCCTCTGAGTGATGCTGAATGGCTTGAATGTGAATACAGGATAATGTTTAACATTAGGGAAATTCAAATCTATTTCCTTTTTAATAAGTGCCCGGGTAAGATTTTGTAGTTTACGCTGAATGTATTCTATCCTGAATTCAAATAATTTATAAAATAAATCACCTAATGATTTTGAACCCTCGACCTCAGAACCACCCAACAATGATGGGACAAGAAGACCCTTAGTGATTTCATTATCACAATAGGTTATCATTATCTTGAATGCCTCACCCTCTTTCTTGGGTTCCATCATCTCTACTTTATCATCCTTTTCAAGTGCGAAAGATGTACTGGTGATTATGTTTTTCAATCCATCCCTAGCTGCCTTCATATTTTTGGCCTTAACGAATGATATTAAAAGAGGAGCACCGAATCTCTCAATGAATATTGACCAGAATTTAAGAATGAAATCCTTTAGGAACCAATATTTATAGACGGCATCAAGGTCAGATTTCCCAATGAACTGGCTATAATCATCACCATTGACCCAAAGCAAAACCTTGTTCATGTCAAGTAGTATTGGATCTTGGTCGACATATTTTCCAGTTGGATATTTATTTTCAAGTTCTATGTTATAAGGGAATTGCTGAATTGCTTTGAGATTTCCAAATTCATCACATGGTAACTTGATACTCTCTGGTGGTAAGACCTTGGCCTTTTTGACAAATATATATTCTTGGACTGGATCGCGTGCATATACCAGCTCACATACCATCTTTTTGAACCAGAGAGCATCCATCCATTTCTCGATCAGATCCTCAATACCACCAGCACTCCAAGGATGCTCATTGATTCTATTCAATGATTCATAAAGGTAATTAGTCATCTGGGTTCCTAATACTTTCTGTTCATCCCAGTCATAATGAATCTCCCAACCAGCTGATAATACGGCTTCAACAGTTAAACCGACAACGGCTTTGACCTGAGCATCCTTCATCATTCTACGCCGAGCTTCATTACTTGGCTCATCAGCACCATTGGAATCAATGTATGCTATCATGTCGTTGACATATTCATCAAAAGCCTGGACATATCCACGCTCTTTATTCCCATAGTCAGCCTCGACCTCTTCATCATCTATCTTATCTTCATTGGGCATAGAATCTAACAGGTGTATTAATATAAAAGAGAATATATAAAAGTTATGTTATGATTATTGTGTTACAAGAATTTATATATTTTGTAATCATGTTGGTTGATTACATGAAAATAAAAATGACTGTTGATGGTTATAGGTGCTCAAGATGTTATTATGAATGGCAACCAAAAACTAAGGGGAAAAAGCCAATAGTTTGTCCAAAGTGCCATTCACCATACTGGGACAAGCCACGAAGGAATAAAAAGAAAAGGTGATTGTGATTAGAGAAGAGGTTGTATTGGTGTGTGGTTCACTTGGTGATTGCTACGGTGAATGCGATTTGGTGTTGGCTATAATCGAACGAGTCACAAGGGATGGATTGAACTTGACCGTCAGGTGTGAGGATGCTTGGAAAAGTGAACGGGTGTGGCTTGAATGAATACAATTCTATTTTGCATTATGTGGTTAATATTCAAACATTGGTTAGTTGATTTTGTTCTACAGACACCTTATCAATGGATGAACAAGGGTAAATATGGGCATCCTGGAGGAATATTACATAGTGTTTTGATGGTCGCATTCAGTATTCCAGTTGCCGTTGTATTAAATGCTTGGTGGATACTTCCAATGGAATTCATCGTACATTATCATGTTGATTGGGCAAAGATTCAAATCAATGATAAATTTGAATTGAAACCAGACACAAGTGAAAGGTATTGGTGGTTACTAGGATTTGACCAGATGATGCATTATCTTACATATATCGTGATGGTCATGTTATGATTAATCAACTGGTATATGGATTTCCATGCCTCAAAACATTGTTTGGGTCGTTATTATTCAACACAGATAATCCCTGCCTGACATTCTGAACACTTGAACCTGAGCCATAATCGACAACCTCATTTTCATCTACATAAGCCTTACAAGCTAGCAATGCCGCAATCACGATATCATCATTTGATCCTTTTGGATGATGGTATCTTGTCTTACCGCTTTTCAGCTTTTTGGCTTCCCATTCATAGAATTGTTGTCTTAGGTCGTAATCCTTCCAGAATTCTACTTTTGGATCGAATCCAACATCTACATCACCCTCACCAAGTTTCATGAACTCATCAACAATCTCTTGTTTTTCCTCATTGCTAAGGAATACACCTTCTACTGGAACTGTCTGAGGCAACATATCAATGATGCCTTCACCGACCCCAGTCATATCTACCAGACCATTGGCGATGTTGTATTCATCGTAAAGATCGATTATTTCATCAAACACAAGCTTGTATGATTTGAATGCTGATAACCGTCTTAAATCAACCTGATAAAGCTTATTACCACTCCATCCAAGGATTACAAAGACAGTCTCATCCTGTTTACCGATATCACCGCCTAAGAAATAATGTTGCATGTCTGGTAATCCATCCAATTCATCAGGATCTATTTTTATTATTGCATCAAGCATCTCAGTAGCGAAAGCAACATCAACATCAGTAAGGAATATACAATTGAATGCAGCATCGAATTTTGCTCTTGGCATTCTGGCCTTCCTACGCAAGACATATTCCTTATCTATAAATGGGCACTCAGTCCATTTCTGGGTAATTACAGATACGCCAGTTTTGATTCTGGTGAGTTGATAGAAATGATTTCGCCTTTTGGGTGTGCCAATCTCTTGAATCTTAGCACCAGTCGCTGCTCCACTGGGTAAGATTCCCTCATAATACAGCCTATCATTAACATCCTGAGCCTCATCTATCTGGATTTTTGTAGGGCTGTATCCATCCACATGAGCCTGTTCTGAAGCGGACAATGTATGAAGTGTATTTCCATTTTTCATAGTGATAGTTCTCTTAAGCTGGTCTTGAACATATCCTTTCAAAATAGGAATCGTGTTAAAGAATTGGTGGACACGGCCCATTACAATTGATGTCTGTGGTAGAGATGGGGCATAAAGAATAGTGTGGTCTGGTTCACCGTTTTTATCCTTACCAAAACACAATTCATGAGTGTCATATACGGCTAGTGACTCAGATTTTCCACTTTGCCGGGAAAATATTCCAACTGTGTGATTGTCATTTCTAAACGATTCTATAAGGGATATCTGCTTAGGTGCTAATGTCCACCTTCGCTTATACAATATGTTGTGGGCAAAGAACCCGACATCATTTTCCAGTCGATCTATGAATTTCTGATTATCCATTGTCTTCCTCTGATTTTTCCTTTGGCTTATTAGCATCCATTGATTCCATAGCCTTCAGAAGATATTCTCTGAAATCACCAACAACATCATGCTTCATGAACTTGGTATCCTTCCTGATTGATTTGATTGTCAGATTCAATTTATCGGCTAGGTTCTTCCAGTGATTACGCTCGGACCTTAGCAAATCCATGATAATCTTAGACTCATCATCATTGGCTATCTTCTTCTCATAGTGCCTCATATTGATTTCACAACGGACTAATTGCCGAACCATGTCATCATGAAGGACATCATCGTAATCATCACCAAAGACCTCTTTGAGCTTGTCTATCATGACCTTTGTTTTATCACGATACTCAATCTCCTTATCATCATTATCATAGAATCTATTTGAATTGCAATTCGGGCAAAGAACTGATTCGCCTTCAAACTCTACATCACATATGGGACATTCTTCCATTTGGCGCACCGTGATATTAATAGATTACATGATATATTAATCTTTGTTAAGAAAAAAAGTTACCCTGCTCGTATTTGAAACGAGGTCGCCGGATTTCTTTAGATTCCAGATCCAAGGGTCGGAAAAGGATTTGAAGTCCTTCTAGAATCTATCAAAGTCCGAAGTTATGGCCAGACTAAACCACAGGGTAAATGTGTGCAGAGGGTGGGATGTGAACCCACCACTCCAGGGGGCGACCCCGTTCCCAGCTCACTAGGCTGCTCTACATTATGATTGCGACCCTTGGATTTGAACCAAGCTTGTCAGGTCATGAGCCTGAAATGTTACCGCTACACTAGGTCGCATTATATCTTATCCATTAACTCATTAAGTTTCTTCTGGACAAAGCCTGAAAGACTTATCTCGGGGTGGTCATTAAGCCACTCGTCTTGTTTATCGGTGATAGATACTCCGCGCCTTGGCATGTTATCACCTGTTGTTTACATTGGATTCTTCAAGATGGAATTTAAGTGGAGCATCAGGATGGCATGTTTTACACCATGGGCCGTCTGGACTGTTCTGCAGTTCTGTTCCACATTCGGGACAATTAGATTGACCTTGAACATTATCTTTATCCATCATAGCCATATGCAAGTCATGGTTGACCTCACTAGCGTTTGCTAGGATTATCTCTCCATCTGAGTGTATAAGAACTACCTTTGGATTTATAGAATGGTGAATTTCATATATGTGAATATCATCCTTATTTGCCTTCTCCATGACCTTCAAAGCCTGTTCTCGTGTTATATGTGTTAAGCACCAAGTCATATAATCACCCGAACAGGTTACTCATGCCAGCACAAGCGACATCCTCAGCTGTCTCTTCCATCTTTGGGAACAACTCAAAGAACATCCTCTTCAGAGGCTTGTGTTTGTTCAGATTGTCGGCTAGTTCCTTTGCTGCTGTCTTCTTTGTCAAACTCTTTCCAGTGACCTGTTTGTAGGTCTCTATAAATCCTTCTTTCGTTGGCATCTTATTCATCTCCTATCAAGTATTTCTTTGAATTGTCCATATGTTTTAACAGATCGAACTTCCCCCTTGTCAACTCTATCACAGAAAGTCTGCATAGCATCAAGGCATTCGTTCAATAATGATTCTTTCTTTACCAATTCATGAATTCTATTGATTAGCATATCTCCAGCTTCATCCATATCCATTTCATTCAACTCCCATGTTTTCCCTGTAAATTCTTAATTTGTCAAGATCGACATCATATTTCTTAGCCCTGCGATACACGATAGCACCTGATAACTCACCTATCTTTTGTAAGATAAGGGATGCCCGCATTGTTGATACACCAATAATACGACCAATGGACTTACTATTGGTGACCTCTGACTTCTTTTCCAAGATGAGGTCGATGACATTGTTTTGTTGATTCATTATATAATCTGTATTAGTCATGAAATCACTCATTCACTACTACCATCACCTTTGGAGAGCATTCCTTACACAGAACGGTGACCTCTTGATCTCCACCGAATTGCACATGTGTAGAGTCATCACCATCAGCCTCAATTAACATTCCCGTCTGGAGAGTGCAAACGGATTCCCCATCATCTAGCTCTCTCTCACACAGGTCACACCGTATGTTGCCCTCATAGTGTTTTTGCAGTCTCTTATCAATTTCCATGATTCATCTCCATTAGATTGAGGTGGGAGCAGTTTCGGTTCCACCCCTTCAGCCCTTGAGGTTGCTCCCGTGAACGTCTTGCTTGACTTCTTACGAGTATCCCGCCCCTTTCAGTCTGTTGGGGTATTTGTTGGGGACATCTTTATGGACCTCTGCTCGACAGTGAGGTGGTCAGTTAGTCAGGCATGACCAGGCGCATGTATCCTAGGGCTAGCCTTGTCAAAAGGGATGGTAGTCGCAATTTAACAACAAAGCCCGTATGGATCGTGATATAAGCAGATTAATCCGCTTCTGGTTGCTCTTCTTTGATCTCATTGACAGGTTCAATGTAGGATATCTTGACGGTCAAGTTATCAGAATATCTTCCAATCTGGAACTTACCAAGGCTCTCCTTCAAGCCCTTTGAATGCATCAATCTATCGATGTCATCATCAGTGAGCATGATCGAAATGTCTCTCTCCCGAATCATTACTTCACCAGCATTCTTCATCATTACAGTCCCTGTCTTGGTGTCGAAACCAACGAATTCATCATCAGTCTTCTTGGCTAGTTCTCTAGCTTCTTTGTGATCTATTTCCATTTTATTTCCTCCTATTGCCCAATCAAACCCTACGATTGGCTCTCCTAACATTGATATCGAATATGATGATTTGAAGTAATCCAAAGCCCATTTACCATATTTATCCAAATCAGATTGTTCAATATCTGCCATGCACTTTTCGATATCCTCATATGAGAACATTCTAGCAACATCATCCATCTGTTTGGACCAAGTTTGGAATTTATTTGCGTATAGTCCACCATCCTTGATATCTATCTTGAATTTTTCAAGTGCTTCCTTTGAAATGTGGAAATCCCCGTAATATTCCATATCAAAGATTGTGCCTTTTACAACCCCTCCCCTTGGTGCTGGCTCGATGACTTGCAGATGTCTCTTGCTAACATTTACCTTATACGTTCTATTATCAAAGAGAACATCAACCATACAACCAGGAGAGTATTTCTTGACGATGCCTTCATTAAGATGTAGGTATCCATTATTTATTACCCTCACCCTACATCCGACTTCAAGTTTCATCTCTTTCTTTGGCGCAGGATCCAGAACTATTAATTCTGATTTGTTGAATTGGTATCTTGAACCAGTATGTGATATGATGATACAATAACCTGAGGCTGATATGTCAGTTACGATACCCTCAGTGCCATTATATTCTTTATATCTACTATCAACAACACGAACCTTACACCCTATCTCAAGAGAATACGCTAGCTCTAATGAACTTAAATCAAATGACCATGATCCATAACCACACAATAGAACATGATTATTTAGACTATAAATGCCACAAACAACACCCACATTACCATATTTTAGACCGTGATAATCGTTACCATTATTATCCTTCTCATTAATCATGCGAACAGTCATCCCGACCTTGACATCTTTGATATCCATATCATATCTCCTTTCATTGTGAGTGTAGGCAGGGTGCTCGTAAAGGGATTTTTCACTGTGCCCGAACCTACCTACGATGGTCACAGGTGAGCAGATGTATGATGTTATACTATTTATATCATCTGTACCATTTTATGTAAACTACGCAATCAACTATCATAAATATACTACCAGTGATTCAATGCACCTCACCATATTCCCTTTCCTTGCTCCGAACCGCCCAAGACCCAGTGGTGTGGCTGGGCTGTGGTGCTGGTCACTGGATGATGTGTTGATTGTTGTGATGTTGTTGTGGATGACACTTGTCCGACACCTCAGATAATTGATCGATAATAACTCTTATATAGTTCGTATTACATCACTGGCGTAACACATTAAGATATGATATAACAATGGTGATAGTTATGGTGCAAAAACTACCGATGACATCAGAGGATCTGGATAGATTAGAGGTGATAGCAATGACTTATCCAAAGGATAGTGATCATTATAGAGTATTCATGATACTAAGATATACTGGAATGCATGTATGTTGTCTATATAGAAAGGAATCCCGAATTAAAGAGATACAAAGAAACGGACACACTCACATCAAATGGTTTCGACCAATGAAGGGAAAGATCAAAGGTGTTAAGAATCTATGGGAGATATTGCCTGGAATTATCAAGCACAATAAGATAGATTTCAATGTGGAAGAATATTATAACCAGATGGCCAATAGAAGACGCAAAACTGGAAACATGTATTTCTACAGAATCATAAAGGAAATAGGTGATAGGGGGGGATTATCTGATATTAGCCCTAACACACTAAGACACTCATTGGCTGTCTATCTCATAGAGGATGTGAGACTATCATATCAGGATGTCGCGGATCTATTAGGCTGTTCAATACAGACATTACATAAGCACTATGCTAAAGTTGGTAAGAAGGCAGTTGATGATAGATTAGTAAAGGCTGGATGGTGATTGAATGAGATTAAACATAGATCGATATAAAGGCTATAGAAGATATAAGTCGGCTGATGTAATCAAAGCATTGGAAGAGATTGGGAGAAGGCTAGAATGTGAATGGTGCGAAAGGAAACGATATATCATCCACCATAAAGATTGTAATCATAACAATAACGATCCGGATAACATCATGCTAATGTGTAAGAGCTGTCATAGCAAATGCCATCTACTATATCCTAATTTCAGATACCTCCAAAGAGATGAATTATTGGATATCATTAGAATAGCTAAACACGTTCTTAATGAAAGGATAATCATTGACAGGATTGAGATAACACAACCAGATAATTATGATAAGATCGAGGAGGAAGATAATTATACTTATGAGATGGTGAAAGTTGATTATAACAAACACCCATTACCAGAGATATAGTACCTACCAATAAGTTTGTATACAACCAATGGTTATCTAGTGTTTAACACACAGCCAGTATCTTTCATCTACCAATATATTTGTAGATACTAATATACTTGTATATTGCCTACACATCACATACATTTTGACTACATTACACATACATTACAGGATCCAGAATTACAGAACCATAAGACATTTTTCCAGCCAGAGTGCGTTTTGCGTGGTTAAACGAATGATATGTATCACTATGTTTTGGTTCACTACTGATTTAGATATTTGTATGGGTGTTTGTTATTGCCATACTTGGCATACTTTTTTTTATATTATCGCATTCTGAGTGTATGTATATAAGATAAGGTAATAGAGGTATATGTATTAATTATAAAGTCGTGTGTTACATGATAATAATAGCGAAAAAGTGTACCAACTGTGTCAATAAAATTACTGGCTTGTTGATATTTGGTTAATATAAGCCTGTCAAAAGTCTGACAAAAGTATGGTAAATCCTCAAAAGTATGGCAGATGTTATTCATAAAGTATGGTAATAAGTGTGGCAAATTTGGTAAAATCATGTGAAAGTATGTCAACGCTCTTTCATGATAATGATTAAATAGTTCATTGATATTACGGTATGATTACATTAAGGCATTGTTGGGATGCACTCTAACAACTACCTGAGATCCTTTTTTATATTGGATCGAGCACAGAACCGCGAGGCTATTAGATGAGTAATGATGAGCAAAGAGAATTGAAATTCAGGGCTAAGTTAATTGAACGTCATCAGGGTATTACAACAGATGGTTGGTATTATTTTGATATGGATGATTTGTTTCATGATTGGGAATTGAAACACCTTATAGATAAAGAATGGCTTAGATTAGATACGCTATGTCAATGGACTGGTGAGATGGATACCAACGAGGTTGACATCTATGAGAAGGACATCTGGTCTGATGGTCGTACCAATCACAGGTTTGTTATCAAAGATTTAGAACAGTTCTATTGGGCTAAGTTTGATGACCAGATGCACCTTAACTTTGAATCAGGCTATGTGATAGGCAATACCATTGATAATCCAGAGCTTCTTGGTGATATTAATGGATAGTGGCTCTGATAATAAGAGTTTATTGCCACCATATATGAACGATTCTAGACACACCGGTAAGTATGTTGGCACATTGGAATATGGAAAGGACTATAATGGAAACTATGTATGGATTGTCAAGGCGAAACCGCATGTTATAATGATGATTAAGAGATTGTTCCCGTCCTCTAGGACTGGTAGGAAAGGATGCTCATACATCTCTGATAACAGGCGATTAATCGCCGATCTCAATTGGCTCATGCAAAGATACCCATTGAAGATTAAGGATAAGGAACGCTGGCATGAAGCCTATATGGATGCCGTTGATTATGTTATAGGGAAGGAACTAATCAATAAGAAGAGAGGTAAGGTGAAACCCTCATCTGATTTTAAAGGCGAACTGATGGACTTCCAGAAACAAGGCTTGGCCTACATGCTACATAACAAGATGTGTATCCTAGCTGATGAGATGGGCTTAGGTAAAACAGTCCAGGCTCTAGCTCTCTTATCAAAGAATGGCAAATACCCAGCTCTGATTGTTGTTCCACCACATTTGATATTACAATGGAAATCAGAAATACATAAATTCCTTGGTGAAGACATTGACATTCATGTAATCAATGGGTTGAAGCCATATCCTATCCCTGATGCCGATATCTACATAATTTATTATTTGGTCATCCGGGCTTGGTTTGATCCATTGATTGAGAAGCATTTCGATACCATCATATTTGATGAATGCCAGGAACTAAGAAGGAATCAATCACAAAAGTATAGAGCTATTAGGGAATTGGTACTTCAGGGACAACCGAAACACAGTATTGGACTTAGTGGAACACCAATTTACAATTACTATGATGAAATATACAATGTTCTCGAGGGTTTATATCCTGATTCATTGGGGAATTCAAAATATTTCTACAAGGAATGGAAGCCAGATTATGATAACCCAGAATTCAAAGGTGATTGGCGGCTGGCCAGTATAGTGAAAAGTAAAGAATTAGGTGAATATCTGATGGATGAAGGTCTTATGCTTCGAAGGAAAAAGGCTGAAGTCCTTACTGAATTACCTCCAAAGAGCAGATCCGTTCAAGTCATCGACTTGGATAAGAATCTTTTCATTAAGATGGTATCTGAACAAGTATCAATATCACACGAGATCTTAATAAATAAGAGAGAACCAAACCAAATGATGAAGCTGATGAATGTAGTCAACAACATAAGGAGAGCCAGTGGAATCGCAAAGGCACAACATGTCGCTGAATTTGTAAAACCGATATTGGAAGCTGGCGAACCATGTCTATTATATGCACACCATCATGACGTTATGGATTTGTATGGATTGTATCTTAATCAATTCGATCCATTATTTCTGACAGGTAAGGTTAAAACTGCAGATAAGCAAAAGAATGTGGATTCATTCATGAAAGGTCACAATAATCTTCTTTGTATCAACCTAAGAACCACGGCCGGACTTAATCTACATAGAGCTAGATGTGTGGTATTCGGTGAATTAGATTGGTCACCGGCTGTTCATGCTCAAGCTGAAGACCGCGTTCATAGGATAGGGCAAAAGAACAATGTACTAGCCTATTATCTTATAGCCAAAACACCTAGTGATGAAGAGATCATGGGCTGCTTGGGTTTAAAGCACTCACAATTCAAAGGATTGATGGGTGATCCCCAATTCGATACTGCTGATGCTGGAACTATAGAATCAACAAAATTCATGTGGAACATCATCAACAAAATTCAGAATAATTCAGGATTGGATATCGTGGGGGAATAATAGAATGAAGCCAGATAAGATTGGTAAAGAATTGGTTGTCATCATATCAGAGAATGATGGTAAGACAGAAACCGTCAGAGGCATAGTTACAGCCGTATTTGATGATGATCTCTTTGAGGTTACTGATAAGTGGGGAAATGTTTCAGAGTGGTCTAGACGGAACATCATAGGCATCAAATGGAAGGGTGATGTCTAATGGCATTGAACGATGAGCAGAAGCAAATTCTGTTGGACCAAGGATGGCAGGAACACAATCCACCTAAGCCTGGTCTTTGGTCTAAGATGTTTGGTCAGAGGCTTCATTATGTTGATTGTAGAGGGCATTGGAGAGCTTATTCTTTTAATGAAGATGGTCAAGGTTCTCCATCTGATAAAGGTAATAAAATGCTGACAATGATTAAGGCACTAGCCGATGGTCAGAAAGGCTTGGGTGATTTCTGATGCCTTTCAATCTACTGACTAGCCAACTCGATGAGGAGATAATAAAGCATCGGTATTTCGATGATGGAAAGGTCAGGGTTGACCTAATAGCTAGAGATATCATAAGTTCCATGAAATTGATTACCATTGTTGATAATGAAGAGATATTATATTATCAAGGCGGCATATATCTTCATGGTGGGAAAAAGAAGGTAAAGGAGATACTGACAAAGAAATTAGGCCAGTATTTAAAGATTTATCATATCAGAGAAATAATAGCACAAATCCAAGCTCGAACATATATAGATCGAGATGATATTAATAGTAACCCAAAACTAATACACACAATGAATGGTATCTATGATATCGGCACATCTGAGTTTATGGATTTCGATTCAGATATATATGTAACAAATAAAATTCCTGTAATTTATAATCCGAAATCAAAATGTCCAAAGATCGATAAGTTTTTATCAGAAATATTGGATGAAAACGATAGGGTGATAATTTATGAGTTGATTGGATATTGTCTATATCGCGGATATCCTTTTCAGAAAGCCTTTGTCTTTGTAGCTGATGGATCAAACGGAAAGAGTGTATTGATTAATCTTCTTAAAGTGTTTATTGGTAAGACAAACACATCAAACATTCCATTGCAAGCATTGGAATATGATAGATTTGCCTCCTCCTCATTATATGGGAAGATGGTTAATTCCTTCTCAGAATTATCAGACAAAGCCATGAAGAGCACTGGTGTATTCAAGGCTCTGACTGGTGGCGACACAATCAATGCTCAAAGGAAATTTGAGAATAGTTTCGGATTCGTCAATTATGCTAAGTTGGTATTCTCATGCAATCAACTCCCATCGACCACGGATGACACAGATGCTTATTTCAGGCGTTGGATTATTATCAATTTCCCAAATAAATTCGAGGGAAAGGATGCGGATCCAAACATCATAGATAAAATAACTACACAAGATGAGATGTCTGGATTGTTAAATGTGGCATTGGCTGAATTATCTAAGATTATAGATTATGGTGGCTTAACACACTCTGAAACCACTGAAAAAACCAGAGAAAGATATAATCTTATGTCAGATTCATTAAGAGCATTTGTTGTTGATTGTATAGAAACTGATGCGGATTCATATATTATCAAAGATGACTTCTTTAATGCTTACTTGAAATATTGTGGTAAAGAGAACCTTCCGGATATAAGCAAGACTATGGTTGGCCGGTCTTTGATGAAAATTTCTAATGCCGCATCAGAGGATAGATTTACAACACCTATTGGCCGTAAAACGGTCTGGAAGGGCATTAAATTCAAAGATGGCTGCGAGTTCGGTAAAAATCAAGTCGTTGATACTGTTGATACTGAAACAGAATCATCAGATCCAAATAGCCTAGATGATTATGAAGATGATGAACAATTATCACAGCACGATAGGATGAATATTATAAGAGATATCTTTATAAATAATCCAGATGGTATTACTGAAAAGGAACTAATAATTAAGATAGATGGTAGGATGGATAAAGGAGAGTTTAGAGCTTGCATTAGACACTATAAAGAGAAGGGTAATGTAGTTCAGATGGGTAATGTATATCAATGGTATGAAGATTGAGGTGGAATAAGATGGCTAAAAGTCTATTCTGTAAGAAGTGTCGAATGCTCATCAGCAATGGCATATGTGCCTGTAATCGATCTAGGACTGTTATTGGTAACAAGCAATACAGGATTCATTATGGGCACTCTAAACCATTATGTGCGATACCAGCAATAGAACCTTCATTGACTACAAATTGGGATATAGTTACATGTCAAAAGTGCCTTAAAAAACGATAAATACCATGACCGCCGTAATACATCGGTACTTATATATACTACATACCCCTTACTAAGTGACGGTGATAATTTGACAACAACATTAATTGAATCAGGAAATGGAGCAGGAATTGAGACTGGATATACACACAGTATGATGAGTGGTAGAAAACCAACAAAGGATGAAGTTGCAAGGTTTGAGAACGATGGATTGTTTCTTGAACACAGTGGTAACTGCACATCAAAGATAGCCGCCAAGAAGTTGACATATAAATACAACCCATGTAACAGTTGCAGGAAGGCCATGATGTGTATGATGACTGACTACACAAGAAAATCATTGGGACTGGAGGTGGCTTAAATGAATGGTTCTGAGGCAGAGAACGAGATAATACATGGAATTTACAAAGCTACCACAATGTTTGCATATGGAGATGAAACATTAGAGCATTTTGAGGCATGTGGAATAGAGAATATGGCGTGGGAAACGTATGAGAAAGGGGTGTCCTGAATGAACAAGTGTTGCATAAAAACAATGGAGCGCATGATGGCAAAGATAAAGGCAGACCCATTCAATACGGCTGTGGCTGGTGCGGGTTGCCCACGTTGCCATACATACATAACCGTAGAGGTAAGGGAAGGGGTGAGGCAATGAACTCAGAATCCATCGAGCAGACCAAGCTACTTCTCAGACAGGTCTTAGATCGCGCCTCCAAGCATCCTTACAATGAAATTAGACTATCGCATGATGAGAGGATAGCCATTCGTATGGCTCATGATTTGATGGGAGTTGATGATAAACATGAGGATGCTTGTCCAAATTGTGGTTCAAGGAAACTTCCAGTTGTTAAAGCTCAGGAGATTAGAGACAGACAACCACAACCAGCAAAGGAGATATGTCCAGACTGCGGATACAAAAACCCAAAGGTGATATGATGATAATCAAGAGTAGGAAAGCAAAGAGAGATGAAAGGAAAATAGACAACGCGGAAAGAAACCGAGCATTCTGGGATCCATATCATGAGGATGCAAAGAAAAGAATGGGGTCGAAATAATGCAATACGGTGACAAGAGAAAATACGAATGCGATGGCTGCGGAGCAGTCACATACTTCAAAGGTGAGCCAGAGGATCGACCACATCCTAACTGTCCAAAGAAAGGCACTTACAGGGACATAGAGTTGAGGATGAAATGCCCCGGGTGCAAGAACATCATCAAGAGAGAGAGCACCGATAGCCAATGGAAGTGTAAGGCTTGTGGGCATAGGGAGTTTGTTTAATGATTGTCATGCCTGAGATAAGGATTGTGGGTGATTACTTCGCCTTTGTCTTCAGGGCATATAAGAAAGTGATTCATACCTCTAAGCTGTATCCAACATTGGAACAGGCCAGAGATGAGGCTTACATCTTCAAGAAGAGCATGGGGTGGGCTTGATGAGAATTAAACAGTGTGGTCATTGTGGTAACATATATGCTAATGGCAATACTTTTTGTCCTGTGTGTGAAAGGAAATCTTGTTTCGTATTTGATGTTGAGTGTGAGGTGGTCGAATGAAATCAGATCCAAATCAATGCCGGCACAATCCAAAGATTGTTTGCGGAATAATGAATTTAATATCAAACTGTCCGTATCCGATAGAAGGCGATTGCATAGCGATTAGCGCAATCAATCTCTTAGGTCGAGTAAACACTGTCACCGGAATCATAACCTTACAGAAATACCGCTACATCCCTGCACAAATCCACATCAGGATACTTGATGATAACATGTGCGATGAATGCCGTGTAATCTGGAAAACGCCGATGGTGTGTCCTATCTGCAATGCAGAGGAATGATTGCTATGACACGATACACTTGTCCGAAATGCCGATTCATCACTTCAACAAAGCATATCCCATCCTTAGATGATGGCAAGCAGCCATGTAAGAAATGCGGAACCATAATGAAAGTAGATAAGGTGACCACCAAATGATAAGAATCACTGTAACGGGGGACACCTATCCTATCAGGAAACGCCTGAAGGATGGCCATTTCAAATGGGCAAAGGATTTCAAGGCGTGGTATAGGGTTGTGGGCGAAGGCTCTTTAAACGCTACCCTAGAGGCACTGAGGCCAATGAGATCATGGGTTGACCAATCATATCCTGTAGTGGTATGTAAACTAGAAGCCATCGGTGTCGATGGAAAGAAGATGAGTGATAAGTCCTGTGCTATTAAGCTCAGGCCAGAGGGTGAATTGGGAGGGACTAACTTCTTAGAACTGTTTCAAAAGGAAGTTGATGTTCGATTATCACCAAATGATTGTTCCCCTTCCACACCTGACTCTGAAAAGAAAGAGAAGAAATATGATTGGGATGGATTCTATTGAGTAATCAATTAACATTAGATGGTGGAACCACGACAGATGAATTTGAAAAATACTTACTGAAAATAGCCAGAGTATATGGTCTTGAAAATGTTGTTTTCGGATGTTCTTTCGGTGATGATAGTGTAATGTTAACTGATAAAGCTGTAGAAATGTTTGGATCGGATATTTGTGTAATCTTTGAAAATACACATATTCAATTTGGTGAAACATATAAATACGGTAGCAAAATGAGAGAATACTGGGGTTTGACTAATTATCATGAAACACAACCAGATGAGAATTTCATTGATATCACAAACAGAATAGGGTTGCATGGCATAGCAAAGAACAAAATGATATGCTGTAGTGGATTGAAAAACGAACCTCTGGCAAAGTGGATGAAGGCCAATAAAAAGAAGTGTACTATTACTGGTTTAAGGCGTTCTGAAGCAAGACGAAATAACTGTTATTCAATGATCAATCACCATGAAAAGAGAGACATATGGTATGCTTCACCTATGCTGTATTTGACTGATTATGATGTGCAGGATTATTATGATTCAACAGGAATACCAAAGCACCCACTTTATTTAGAGCCATATTTTGCGGATAGAACTGGCTGTGCACCATGTCCAATGACATTGAAATTACAATGCTATGGAAAACACAACAGTTATTATGATTGGCTGAAAGAACATTTTCCAAGATGGTATAAATTCGCTTGGATATGTCAGAAACGATTTTACGAAAAGAAATGTTCTGGGGGGGGGGATATGAGAGGATATGGGACACATATATATCGGCATGAATGGGAGTGGCCGTTCCCAACAATAGAACAAAAAGAAATTCCAGACGGTGGTAAATAATGGAGTCCGTGGAACCTCTTGGAATCAAGGGTGATGAGCAAGCCTACAGAGTTATCATAGGTGATGCTACAGAAATCATGATGTACAACAGTGTCAAAGACCTATACCAATGCATAACATCTCGTAGAATGGTCTCTGAGCACCTTGCATTGTTTGAACAATATCTCGAGACAAGAGACTCATCATTCAGATGGATGAATTATATAGGATACACTCTCACTCACTTTTACAGAGGTCTGTATTATGATTTGTGGATGGTCATCACCATTGGTAACATCACTAAGCCAAAGAGGTATGATAAGGATAGGCTCATCAAGATTATAAATGAGAAACTTAAGGCCATGACATTCTATGAGATCGGATATCTATCGTTGATGGGATTGCCTGTTGATTTGGATGAGGACTATCTTAATCCAGACTGGTCAAATGCAAGGGATTGGGTGTTGTCAAGTGGTGCATTGGCTGTGCTATATGAGCGAGATGAATTCATATGCAATGATGAGCAGAACGAACTTCTAAGGAAGGCTACAATTGATGGAAAGATATAAGTACATCTGTAATATTACCGTAATCCGATAACTATGACAGAAACCATTCCAGAAGATTTCCAATATGCAGGAAAAAGAAAGGTAATGAAGCAAGGCAATTCAACTGTAATTGGCCTACCCAAGCACATCATTGAGAGCGAAGGGCTAAAAAGGGGCGATGGTGTCAAACTTTATTCCAACGGTAACGGCCAGATATTGATTGACCTGAAGCCAGATGAGGAGTGATACAATGCCAGAACAAATGCTACAGATAACTGATGATGGTGAAGTGATAAAGCTAATGGAGAATCTGTTTCCAGACTTCAAAGGGAGGATAAAGAGAGTGAAGTGCATGATACCAGGCGTGTGTTATGATACACCACCATCGAATGTCTCTGTTGATGTCCTTAATGTAATGGTGGAATTACATGATGATGATCCGCGAATGGCTGAGATAGAAATAGAGATGGAGGAAGAACAGGAAAGGCTAAAGGCAGAGGCTGAATCTGATGCTATAGATGAAGCAGAACATCAGGCCGAGATGGATGCGGCTGGTGATGAGGAGAGAGCTAGGCAGTATGAAGAAGATGGGGAGATGTTCACATGAAAGGCTACAAGATGGTCAGAGATAATTACACCGCGTTCTATGATATGACAACGAAATACACAGTTGGTGAAACAATTGAAATCAAGAATCCAGCACCAGCAAGCGAAGGCAAATATGCAAGTGGATTACATATCTCTAAAGAACCTCACAATCCTCTTAATTACAATGCTAAATACCCTTGGAGATTATTGGAGGTATCATACAATAAAAAAGATATCATCTTTGAAAGCGATGATAAGATAAGGGTTAGGAAACTGAAGGTAATTAAGGAACTCGAACCTTGGGAAATCGGATTGCCGGATTCCAAGCGTGTCTTTGATAAAATAGCTGCCACATCCGAGATAAGAATGAGAGCACAGACTGAAGCTAGAAAGAAGAAAATAGAAAAACTTGTAGGACAACATGTAGCTAGATTGAACCGTTACTATGGTGAACAAAAGGTCATTCTTAAAGGTGTCAGATTCTACACTATAAAAGAATGGGCTAGTGTCTGGGCTAGTGTCTGGGATAGTGTCTGGGATAGTGTCAGGGCTAGTGTCAGGGATAGTGTCTGGGCTAGTGTCAGGGATAGTGTCTGGGCTAGTGTCTGGGATAGTGTCTGGGCTAGTGTCTGGGATAGTGTCAGGGCTAGTGTCAGGGCTAGTGTCAGGGCTAGTGTCAGGGCTAGTGTCAGGGATAGTGTCAGGGATAGTGTCTGGGCTAGTGTCAGGGCTAGTGTCTGGGATAGTGTCTGGGCTAGTGTCTGGACATCTTTCGTAGAGAAAGATGCTTCTAACCCATTTTTACCATTGCAGAAAATATGTGAAACTGGTGGTGTGTTCTATGGCATTGACAAAGATGGGATTGCCCACATAATCATGCCTGACAAATCGGAGGTGAATTAGATGGAAAAGAATGAAACGACAGCATTGGCAACAACATTAGCGCAGGACAAGGAACTAGCTCAGATATTCATGGACAGTGGTTTGTTCAAAGATACCAAGGCGATATCTCAGGCCATAGTAAAGATAATGGCTGGTAGGCAAATAGGACTGGATCCGTTTGAGTCTATGTCTGGACTCAATATCATCAGTGGCAACATAACTCTAAGTGGTAATGTTCAGGCAGCCAAGATCAAAGAGAATCCCAAATATGATTATAGAATCATCCAAGCCAATTCAGAAATCTGTGAGATAGATTTCTTTCAGGATGGGGAAAAGATTGGAATATCTACTTACACAATAGAGGAAGTTAGGAACATAACATTTTGGGATAAGAAAGCAGCAAAGACTAAAAACCTAACTGAGAAAGATAACTGGAAGAATTACCCAAGCGACATGCTATTCAATCGTGCAATAAGTAGAGGTAGACGAAGGTTCACTCCAGATGTCTTTGGTTGCTTTAAGGTCTACGATCCAGAGGAATTGGGTGATGATGGAAGTAATGAGCCTATCAACATCACACCTCAGAGTGAGAAGCCAAAGACAAAACCAAAGAGTGATAAAAATATTGTTTCAAAGATATGCACAAACTGCAATGGTGTAATACCAAAGGATAGTGAAACGGGACTATGCGCCAGTTGTACGACTGGTAAGAAGGATGTTGTTATTGACATACCAAAGCAATCTAAAGAAGAGAAAGATGCAAATGAAGAATTCGTGGATGCTGAGTTCGAGGATAAGACAGATGATATCGAGGAGGATATCAATCATGATGATCCAGATGATAAAGAATGCCCAGAAATATGTGGTACAGCACCGGGTGTCGAACCAACAGGCGAAGCTAAGAAGTTAGTTGAGGCGACAAAAGAATCTATTGTGACACATGCTAACCACATCATACCAGAAGGCACGATATCATCTGACATGACACCAAGAGAAGCCTTGTCCAATATCCAAGATTATGCAATGAATGAGGTAATTGGTGATAAGGTTAAGCCAGTCATCATAGAGTATTGCCCCGAGTATGCTGATGATAGATTTAAGACATACCACATTCCAGAGTCAGCTGTCGCTCAGATAGTTGAGGAATTATCTGGAATGAAACTCAAGCGCGTTGAACGTGCTAGGGCATGCAAGACTGATGGCTGCGGTAATAAGATGACCAAGCCAGAGGCAGAGGAACAGGTCGATGATGATGGTAAATCATTGTGCCGTACTTGTTTCGACAAGTATCTGGAGGAAAGCTAAAGATTACTCTTCCCCCACGAGGTTGGGTACAGCCCAACCTCACCTTTTATTTTGGGGAGAATATCACTAACGATAGGTGGCAATCAAATGTGGAATAAAATTAAGGATCATGTTGATATGAAAGCAAAGGAACTTTCTGAGGAATTGAGAAGCCACCCAGATATAACTACAAAAGAAATGCAACAAAGTGGTTTCCATCCACATAACATGAATGGTAAATTATTGGCATATCAAGAAATGCAGGTCTTTCTAAATCAGATTGCCGAACCAGTAGATGCCTCTGATACAATTGAGTGTCCGACCTGCTTTGGTTGTGGTGAACAGGCTGATATGCCATATTGTCCATTCTGCAAAGGCACAGTCCGAGTACCCAAGCCATCTAAGACTATAGATGATTGCACAAGCACACCACTAGGCATTCATAATGATTGTGGAGAAATAGTATATCGTGCCGACAAGCCACCACATGATAAATATTGTTGGAAGTGCGGTAACATAGACGATGAACAAATTACTTTCAAGCCACAGGAGAGTGAGTAGATGTCAATGTTAAGGAACGGTACATGTCCGAAATGCGGATGTCGGGATGTTAATGAGGGGGATGACTACATAGAATGTAATGAGTGTGATTATTGGGAGGCAATCTAATGTCAATGTGCGATTGGTGCAAAATTGGGTGTGCCCTGCCAGAAGAAAATTATGGGGAGTACTGCGATATGTTCAAGGCAAAGAGGATGCCAATCATATCATTCGGGCATACCTCACCACCATTTGTTGCTCAAGAGAAGTCAGTCACTAGAAGGAACTGGACTGAGAGACATGCTAGAATCTTCAAAGAAGGTAAGATATGCAAGGCATACTCCAAAGGTCCACAGTACGGTGGAGAGTGCATAGGTATTATCAAGATAACAGAGACACCGTTCAAGCAACACACTGATGACATGACCCCTATGGATTACAGGTATGAGGGATTTGAATATCTGGATCAACAAAACAAGAGAATCACTGGTGAAGAATTCTTACTCAGAAAGACATTCGATGTATGGAGATTTGATAATATCTCATATCTATCGGTAGTCCCATTCGAGATACTTGAGGTCTTCCCTGGTATGTTGGAACGCTATACAACCGATGAAGAGATAATCAAGGCTGTAAAGGCACTACAGAAGGCGATAGGATGAAGCCTGGAATAAACTGTCCGATGAGTCGTTGCCAAGGAATACTCATGTTGGTAAGGGGTAAGATAATTTGCCAGTCATGTGAGACAGAATGGCAAACAGACACGAACTGGAAAATCGTGGTATCAAGTCTTGAATGCCCATGGAATAACGAATTCATAGGATGTGTCCATGGTAGAAAGCACATGATGGAAGATGGTAAGAGATGCTCAGAAGACAGGTGTCCAATCAAGGTAGCTACCATGTGCCAAGATTGTAAGATGGAGGGGGAATGATGAAGTGCTCAGATGAGGATTGTAAGCTAATGAGAGGTCTTATCATAGCCTGTACCACATGCGAGAAATGGGGGAAGAAGGATGGCTGATATGGTTCATATAACAGTGGACATCCATGAGGATAACTCAAACATCATGGAAGAGATAGTAAAGAGGGACATAGGTCATGTTAAGATGAGACATATGGAAACATCTGACGTTCAATTATCTTTCAATAAATGCACTGTTATGATAGAGATGAAACGAACTGATTTCGATAAGTCATTACAGGATGGCCGGCTACACGATCAAATTAGCAGATGCACTCTTATGTCTAACTTCGCTGTACTCATAGTTGAAGCATGGTCTCCCTATGTCCACCCAGATGACGATGCAGATGACATCAATGAGAAGATACGCAAACACCAGATGACAATCAGAACTCTTAACCGCAAGGTAACAGTGGAGGAAACTGATGATGTGATTGAAACCGTGGACATCATCCAAGAGATTGCAAGGGACATGGAAAGAGGAAAATTGAATAACCTTCGAAGGCCAGTCATAATTCATCCTGGGCTTAGTGGTCCTATGAAGATTCTATGTGGGCTTCCTAATGTGAAAGAAGTTCTGGCTGAGCGTATTCTTGAAAAGTTTGGAACTGTTAGGAAAGCTCTTGACAATCTAGATTTGTGGACTGAAATTCATGGCATGGGAAATAAGAAACTAGAGAGAATCAAAGACGTATTGGAGGAAGAATGATGAATGCAGATTACAGTTCATATGTCTGGTATAATATCATTATAGACGTGACAGCGACAATATCATGTTCAATAGTTTCTATAATCATAATCAAATTTATGAATACTCATATTTGTTGGCCAGTAGGTCTTATGGTCATACCTTGGATATTTATGGGAATTAAGAGTAAGAAAGCATGGAGTGATGATTAGATGGACAAGACACCAGAATACATTGAGATGTGCCAGAAGGCAAGACATGAACTGCTTGCCAATTGGAAAGCCGACAGTGGAGATTTCGTTTACTCTGACTTGAAGAAAGAAGTGAGAGTGCTGTACTTCAGTGACCATCATGGATATCCACCGAAGGAATATACGGCTGGGGTATTCAGTATGTGGCTTCCAAGGCAGGATCAATTGCAAAGCATCCTCTACAAATCAAGGAAGGATGATGAAGGATATGAGTATGGATTACTTGATTTATTGGAAAGTTTCCAACATTTCACGGATTCAGATTATCCTGATGGCCATCATATGAATGCTATAAATTTCTTTGATACATTTGAAAAGGCATGGCTGATGTTCTATATGCTCAAGATTCATGTAAAGATATGGGTCAAAGAGGATTGGGTGAGTGCATGAGTGATTTCTTAAAGCAGATGGAAGAGATGAGTGCAGAAGAATTGGTAGCAGTCTATAACAGAGCTAAAGAACTGTTGCCAACAAAAGTAAATCCAGACAACTTCGGTGAAATAATAGGTGCAATTATGGGTGATTCTAATGGTTGATGCATATCCTCTACAGTGGCCTACAGGGTGGGTAAGAGCTAAGTTCCAAAGGAGATCCAATTTCCAGGATCACTCGATGGCCTATGCAACCCACTTCATGATGGAAGAACTCAGGAAGCTTGGAGCAACCAGCATAGTGCTGTCCACCAATGTCCAGTTGAAAAGGGATGGTCTTCCATACTCAGGCAGGAAACCACCTGATGACAAGGGAGTAGCTGTCTATTTCCAATTGTTCGGTGGATCACAGTGTATGCCATGTGACAAATGGAACAGGGTTGAATGCAATCTCTGGGCAATAGCCAAGAGCATCGAAGCTCTGAGAGGTCTAGAGAGATGGGGAGCAAAGGAGATGGTTGAAGCATCTTTCAGAGGATTCAAAGCATTGCCTCAAGTTGCTACACAACCAAAGGTTGATTACTTCTCTGGATGCACTACCCAAGATGAACTAAGGTCTAGATACAAGAACCTAGCAAAGACACTCCATCCAGATCAGGGTGGAGATGGAAAGCAGTTTGTAGAGATGCTAAAACAATATGACATTAGAAAACATGGGTGATATGATGGATGGGAAAAAGGGAATAGAATATGCGGACAAGAGTTGGAATCCATATCATGGATGTAATGGTATTGTTGATGGTACTTGCAAGGTAGGAAAGAACTGTTGGGCATATCGGAGGGCACTCATGTTAGGGGCAAACCCACAAGTCAAAGGATACCCATCTAAAGACCCCTTCCAGCCTGTGTTTGATTCTAACAAGTTGGACATTCCACTGAAACGAAAGAAGCCTACAAGGTGGGATACATGCTTCATGGGGGACATCGCCGATGCTAAAACGGAATGGCTACAACAAATCATAGATGTGGTCAAACAATGCCCACAGCACAGGTTCTATTTCCTTACAAAAAGACCAGATTTACTTGCTCAAAAGAACATTAGCTTCCCAGAGAATGCTTGGCTAGGTGTCACAGTCAATAGTCAAGATGATGTGTGGAGGATAGAGCAATTGAAAGAGATTCAGGCATGTCATTTGTGGGTATCTTTTGAACCCTTGTATGGGGAAATAGTAACTTATCTTGAAGGAATAGATTGGATTGTTATTGGTGCTCAGTCAAATCCAGTTATTCAACCAAGAAAAGAGTGGGTAACATCGTTGATGGAATGGGCATTTGCACATAAGATTCCAATATTTATGAAGCCTAATCTATTTGGTTCAGATCATCTGATGGAATTACCAGATGAACTAAGGATGGTGGGCTGATGTCCTATATGACACTATATTCAGTACCAAAAGAAGGAGAATTGAAAGAAGAGAAAGAATTCCATAATGCACATCTTGGGGCGCATGTTATATGGATGATGCTCTGTGATAAATACATTGATGATGAATACTACCTTCAACAAAGCCATACACCAAAACTCTGGAAATTATCGAAGGATGAGAGATTACCAGTCTGGGAAAGAATCGTATTGATGACAACATATGATAAGGTTATTGTGAAACTTGAGAATCTACCGAAAGTAATCTGGGCAATGAATAAATTCTATGAGGAATATAAAACTAGATATCCTGATAAGGGATGCCACCTACCAGAACATGCGAAAGAATTACAGAGGATATTTGATGAAGGAACGGCATTTGGCGTTTGTTGGAATCAAACATCAGTGTGCGATGGAGTATGGTATGTCTATGATACTTGTGAGTGCTGCGGTCAGGATTTGGTAGAATCTAGATTGTTCGATATGTCCAAAGAAAAAGATTCCACATATGGAGCTTGGTTGCTATTTGAAGTTGGAGATATTGAGGATTTTGAAATAGATGAAAAGGAGATGAATAAATGAAGTACACAAATAATCATAAAATACCTGATATAGTCAGGCATTGGTTAGAGTTTGATGAGTATGACTATGAGGAAGGAGTAATATCTGCCACGGGTCTTCTCAGACCGATAAGAGCCACGGTTCTTGCAAAGCTTAATGATGAGGAGGTCTCAATCGATATCGCGGATCTCATCGCCGCTAGATATGGTACAGCCATTCATGATAGCTTTGAGAAGGTCATGATACCAAACACAATCCAAGAGAAAAGGATGTATGCTGATGTTGGTAGCTATAAAGTATCTGGGAAGCCAGACATCATGAAAATAGTAGGTCAGGGTCCGACATATCAGATGGTAGATATAAAGTCAACATCAGTCTGGACACTCATATACGGATCCCGAGATGAGGATCACAAAATTCAGTTATCAATATACAGGTGGTTGGCAGTTGTAAATGGATACACCATGACAGATGATGCTGAGATAATCTACATTTTCACGGATTGGTCAAGATCAAAGGCTAAGAATACAAAGGACTATCCACAATTGAGGATACATGTCAAGACATTGAATCTTATGACAAATGGTGAAACAGAGGAATACGTCCTAGAGAGGCTATCGCAGATTCATTACTACACAGAACATCCTGATGAGTTGCCTGAATGTACAAGAGAAGAACTGTGGCAGGGCGATGATAAGTGGGCCGTCATGAAGGAAGGTAGGAAGTCTGCTGTGAAACTACACGATACAGAAGAAAGTGCCTTTGAACATCTCGACAATGTGAATGCTGGTGGACACTCTATTGAACATCGACCAGGGAAAGTGAACAGGTGTAATTACTGTAATGCCAGAGCATTCTGCAAACAGTATGCTAAGATGTCAGAGGATGGTATAATTGCCGATTAATCTAAATAGGAGAGACTTCATATTATGAATTATTTCACTGAAACGATTGCCTCCCCCCTTGAGGGCTGAAACATGCCCTCATAATTTTATTATTTGGTGATTTGATATGGTACAGAAACCCTACTATCGTAATGTCTGGGCACTGGGTCCACCCAACGCTAACTATCCTGGCGCATTCCCAAGAGGTCTTATCAACATGATTAAGAAGAAATGGTGGGGGAAAGACAGGCTATGGCTATTCTCTGGAAGTCATAAAGATGAGCTCGGAATAACAGTTGATATAAATCCTGCTGCTAATCCGACCCATGTAGCTGATTGTGCTGACCTTTCATTTCTGGAATCGGAATCATTTGATTTTGTGTTTGCAGATCCGCCATATTCAGAAGCCGAAGCTAGAGATTTGTATGATTTGCCTTACTTCAACATGGTAAAAACATTGAATGAGATGGCTAGAGTTTGTAAATCTGGAGGTCATGTATTGTTTTTGCATAGGCTTGTTCCAGCAGTTCATCCACATCTAAGTGATGAGTTTAAAAGATTGAAGATAGCGGGTGTTGTAGGTGTCTATACCATTGCTGGATTCTCTAATATGCGGGCCCTAACGGTTTGGAGAAAGTTAGAATCATTGGAGGGGTTTGGTGATGAATAGCGATGACAAAAAGAGCCTATTAGCAATGTGTAAAACGTGCGCAATTATGACAAGCACTGGCAATACATTAAGGTTGCAGATAGAAGATATAATCACATACCATTTAGGATATGATAACTTTGAAGATTTCGCTAAGAAGGTACAATATGGCGAGGATAGCTCCGATTGGTTGATAGATAAACTCTCAGAGGGGAACTTTACTATGAAAGATTTGAATATGGTAATCAGTGAATTCAAAATGAAAATCAATAGGAGTAAAGATTGATGAAAAGAGTATTGAATTTGTATGCTACTAAAGTTTTAAATATGTACGATACATAAGGTGTCTTATGAAATATGATGGTAGGAATGTCTATTTTGACAAGAAAGGATACCCTTTGGTGTGGATAAATGGTAAAGATAAAAAGGTTCATATATTAGAATGGGAAAAATACAATGGCAAAAAACCTGAAGGGATGCAAATACATCATAAAGATAATGATAAAAGCAATTGGAATATATGCAATCTTGTATTAGTAACACAATCAGATCATTTTAGAATACACGCGGGATGGGAAAGGCAAGGCAACGTTTGGATTAAAAAGCCTTGTAAAGATTGTAAACAATTATTACCATTAGATAATTTTTATCAAAGAAAAGGATTGACACCTTCACATATGTGTATAGAATGTACAAAAAAATATTATAAAAATAAATTAATAAACGATCCTGAACATAGAGAGAAAAAAAGGTTATATTTAAAAGATTATTATAAAAAGAACAAGGAAGAAATTTTAAGAAAAGAAAAAGAAAAAAGGAGGGAATTGAAATTAAAAAACTGAAAATTCTTAATCTTTATTCTGGATTAGGCGGCAATCGTAAGCTGTGGGAAGATGTAGAGGTAACAGCCATAGAATTAGGTCCTAAGATTGCAGCCATCTACCAAGACTTCTTTCCAGATGATACGGTGATAGTAGCCGATGCTCATCAGTACCTGTTGGACCACTATGATGATGGATGGGATTTCATCTGGTCAAGTCCACCATGTCCTACACATAGTAGACTAGTTTTATCTAATGTAGGTAAAAACAATTACAATTTCAAATATCCGGATATGTCTCTCTATCAAGAGATATTAATCCTTAGAACATTTTCAAAAAGTAAGTATTGTATTGAGAATGTGATAACATATTATGATCCATTAATAGAGCCTAGACATATAAGTAATCATTATTTTTGGTCTAATTTTTATATTTCTGATTTAGATATTGGTAATAAAGGTCATCGTGATGGGGATATTAAATCATTACAGGAACTTACTGGTTTTGATCTGACAGGATACGACATCCCAGATAAGCGTAAACTGTTAAGGAATTGTGTCAACCCTAAACTCGGTAAGCATGTCTTTGATTGTGCATTCAAGGTTAAGCAACAAACTCTTTTTGATGGTTGAAATACGAAAGATAATATTATATATAGCTAAATACATACATAGGCACATGAAATTAACATGCCAAAGATGTGAATATGAGTGGGATTACAATGGAAAGTCTAAGTGGTACACATCGTGCCCTAGATGCAGAACATCAGTGAAGGTGAAACAATGAATGCCATTATTGAAGATACTGGGATGTGTATATGTGGCCATCCGAGAAACAAACACAGAGATAAGAAATTAAGGTCATCATGTAAAAAGTGTAGATGCACATCATATACACCAGCAGTACAGGCTGCTGAAGGATTGATAGCCAAAGAACACGAACCAGAATGTACATGTGGCCCATGTGCCTGGGAGAGACTAATGAACGCTGAAAGGAATCTCCTATCACTGAAGGGTGAGATTGAACGGCTTGATAAATCTCTTGATCTTGAAATGGAAGCCTCCACTGAGATGGAAGAAAGGCTGGATACATTTGAGATAGACACTGACAAATCTATCGAGGCCATCCAGAAAAGGCAGAACGAACTTGAAGATTCTATCAAAGACCTCAAAGCTAAGATAGATGAAGGCAATAAAATCATTGTAGAGCATCATAATGATAATGAAGCGACTATCAAAGACATTGTTGAATATCTCACATCAGCCGGTTATTCGCGTAAGAAGGAACTGATAAAGAAGATGAGTAGGTGATTATCCTGCCAGACAACATCAAGCTAGAGTATTGCCCAAGGACAAAGCACTCTGGCGAAAAGAACCTGACATTGAACCATCCACGTAAGACATGTAAAGATAGGATATATGATGAATACGATGAGATATTCATATGCAAAGCCCATACATGCACCCATAAATACTGTGTTGAGAATAACATTGAAAGCTCATTGGAACAGCAATTCAGATGCGTTCTGCAGCCAGAGAAAGATGTGGATAAGATTGAGATGTTTCGATTCCACATCAAGCATGGCAAAGACTTCACGAAAGAACTTGCAAAGGCTAGGCTCGTAGCTGAATATGGCATAGAAAACGATTGTCGCAGTTCTAAAGATGTCAAGCACATAGGTCTTAATTCAGTCATTGCAAATGCTATATTGAAGCGATATGTCTATAAATATAAAAGGAAGCCGATAGAAGGCGATGTCCCATTGATTATTCCAAAACACATAATCATAGATGATAAACATAGAAAGGCAATCTGGCTGGCGAGTTTGAGGGTTAGGATCCCATACGGCGATGTGATCGATGTCTCTTATGATAGGATTCAGATGGTGGAAATTGATAAGAAATATGCGACTGTATATCTGGCGAGGGGTGAATGATATGGATAACCCGCGTTGCCCATGTGTGTGGATTCCTTTGAATAACTGTGTGCATGGCACATTCATTGGACAATGCCCTGATTGCTTGGATAATGAGGTTGAAGAAATCAGGAATGGTCTGTTGTATGGGGTGCGAGCATGAAGAAAACTACTAAAAATCTATGGTGTCCAACATGTGGTAAATTCCAAGGATTCATTTGGATAGCCAAGTGCCTCTATAAATGCAGTGTTTGTGGAAGAATAAAGGAAAGAGTTGGAGAGAAATACAAGGTGATAATATGATAATGAAAATAAAAATAATCAAAGCGATTCGTGGAGGACACATAGTATCTAATTTGAGCTTTAGCACAATCAAACCAGGAATTTATGATGTTGACCACATGAATCCGCAAGGTGCAATATCTATAAAATCAGAGGATGGTAAAAGGGTAGGTGTAAAGCCAGATGAATTTGAGTTTCTATCAGAAATGGATAGATATTATTGGATTAAGATTGCATATCCAAATATACCATCTGTTACGAAAACAGGTATTGAAGAACCAAAGTTCGATTATCAGAATGTTGCTATCAATTGGATAATAACAGGTAATGTTGGCAAAAGTTCTAAAACATTATGGGTAGCAATGTTTGGTATTACATTTGAAGATGAGAGGTTTGGTGATATCCCTTATGATCCTGATGATTTCAGTAGGTGTTACGAACTCATGAAACTAGCTACACCAGAACAATTAAAAAAGGCTTTGGATGATGTAGTAATCCTTTGTCCAAGATGGATTCCATATGCGCGTGAATGGGATGAATTGGTTGAATTATATGAACATGCAAAATCCATAGGCATCTATTCAAAGATGTATGAGTTCATGAAGGAATTAGAGAACGAAGCAAATTCTAATAAGGGTATTGGTGGAGATAAGGGAAGAGGTTCATCAAGTGAGTTGTCTGATTTATAATGGTAGAAAGAAATGATATCCGAAACCAAGATTAAAGAGCAATACGGCCAGAATCTCATAGATTCATACCTCAAATTATTCCATAGGAAAATGATCAAGCATTCGGATGTTGGTCAACTCACATTGCACATCATAATAGGACAGCTACCATCCATCAAAAAGATGAGAATTCATTTCGGTGACAATGAATTGGATCTCAGAATATCAGGATGTCTGTTCAAGCCATCAGGGAGTGGTGGTGGCCGTGGCATGAACTTCTTATTTAAGGTTGTCAAATCGCTTAATATCAATGCCCAGATAGTTACAAATATAGACCACGAATCGCTCACTGGCACATCAGAAACTGTTAAGGAATATGACCCGAAACAAAAGAAAGATTGTAAGATTATTAAAATCATCCCGGGCGCATTGGATCCCACGCCAGAACAAGATAGGGATATCATAGATGTTTTAATCATGAATGAGGCTGATGTTCTATTTGATCTCAAGTCAACTAAAAAGACTAAGGAAGCAATGTTGGATTTTCAGATTACATTAAATCCAATGGGAACTGATGATAACATAATTGGCGTAACATTGCCTGATGGTAACTGGCATGAATTCAATCCAGAATGCTCATTGTTTTTTGTATCATATCCACCAGATAACTTCTATGATACCATTGTAAAGCGCGGTTTCTTACAGCGTATGATAGTCATATTTAACATGCTATCAATAGATGATAGGATAGGGATATCAAAAGAACTCACTGATATGCTAGAATCTAATAAGTCCAAAGATTCAGAATATGATGACCTGATTGAGAAGTTGGCTTATGTGAACGAATACTGGTCTACCAAGGATGGAATTCAAATTAAGATAGATAAGAAAGCCAGAAGATGCCTTAAAAATCTTGTGGATGAAATATTCCTGAAATTGAATAATATCAATGAAAGACCAAGGAAATCACTTGAGGAATTCACCCAAAGATGGATCGAGCATACATGGAAATTAGCATGGCATCACATGATTCTAAGATTGGATGATACCCTCATGCCAGAGGATGTCGAATATGCCAGAGAATATATGATGCCCATCTGGACTACGCTAATTGGATTGTTCGAGGCTGGATTCACACCAGCTAAGGACAAGAACCGGCGAGAGAAACGCCAGCTGGCAGATGTTATAGAGATGTATGAGAATATCTGTAAAAGGGATGGTGTCAAATCTGGCGAAAGGATTAGTAGGAATGAATTGGTTGATAGACTGTCTAAACAATGGGAGCTGGGAGATGCCCAAACATTAAGACGTATCAACAAATTTGAGCAAAAGGGTTGGTTCAGACAATCCAAACGCGGTTATAATATGTACATTTCACTGGCTAGAATGCCTGAATGGTATAAGAACAAGGAGATAACATTATGACAGAATTTGAAAACTACGATGATGCAAAGGAAAGAATGGCAAAAGTGTTTCATAAATATCAAATTGCCATATGCGATTGCGATTTGATTATGGATGCTTGCTTTTTTATCTCAGAACTGAACACAAACAAAGATTTCCCAGATGCTTTGAGAGGTGTAATATCAATGATCGAGAATGGCCAACATGATTTGGCTATTGAACATTTGAATAAGAGCATAACAGAATTGGAGAGTGACTGAGATGACAAATAAAGAGATATGCGGAGAGTGCGGAGTTGAAATGGGGACTGAAAAGAATGGAGTAACCGTATCAGAGCGTGACGGCAACGGTGACCCATATAAGTTATGGCATGCTGATTTGAAGAAGTGCCATGAGTGTGGTAAGCACGTTGTTTGCAACTTTGCTGACGTTCCATACCTTCAACACCCAGATGCTCAATTGAGCAAAGAATCCGCAATGGCTGATTTCCGCTTTTGATGAGGTGATTGAATGGAAATCGAAAGAGAGATGTTCAATGGAAAGCCAGCACAGATAACCCTAATTGCAGAGAACGCTAATGATGTTCATGCAATTAATCAACTTCAACAAAAGTACGAGAAGATGTCAACTGATTCTTGGTCATGCGGTAATTGTCATAATATGTTCATTCCAAGTACTAGGGAAATTGAGGATGAAAGGGCATGTTGTAGACATTGTGGGAACTATCGAGGCAACTGTCCAACAAGTGAGGTGAAATGAATGGAAGGTCTGATTGATAGAAACAAAACAAGCTTGACAATGATGACAACTGAAATGATGCTCGAGATAGCCAAATCTCAAGATGAGATTGTTATGAACAAACTTCAAGCATATTGCGATGACTGCTTGACATTGTTTTCAATCAGGGAACTGTATTTGGAAGAACCACCACTGGATGTTATGTCAATGTACAAGAAGCAAGGTGACCATGTGGTGTTCCAAGTGAGGCAGCAATGTGTGAAACTGATATGCCAAGACTGCAGGGAGGCATTGCAATGATGCGCTGTCATATATGCGGTAAGCTATTGGAATGTAAGACTCTTGAAGAGTATTTCAAAGAGGTATTGGAGGCTCACTTTGAAAACTTGGACATGCTGACGATAGACATTATTGGTGAGGTGGCACATAATGAAGAAGTGGAAGAAGAAATGGAATAAATGCCCTAACTGTGGCGGTCATGTGTGGTTTGGCACAAAGACAGTTCAATGCTCAGAGTGTAAGGTTGAATGGAAATATGCTGATGAGGTGAAATGAATGGGAGTTAATTATCAACAGATAAGGGAAATGCGTGAATCTCTGACAGAGTTGAGGAAATGCGGATTTGAATGCGAAGCTGGTGGACTTGAGAGTAGCGTTGCCTTCCAGACAATACATCTATACCTATGCTGTATGGAGTGTGTTGAACACCCAAATATTTGCCATGTGTGCAATGAAGTGGGACACTGCAAGCATTGTATTGTTATAGAGGAATACTGTGGACTGAAATTGGATGTGAAAAAATGAGTGAACTAATTCCAGCCATGCCGTTACTGATGTCAGATAATTGGTCAACAGTCAAATTCAGAGATGTAGAAAATAAGAATTTAGCTATAAATACAACTGCTACACACAAGCAAATACACGATATAAATATTGATAGATGGCTTTCACCAATAAGCGCAGGATATATTTTAAAGAAATAATCGTTTAGAGGGGTCATTTAAGCCCCATCTACTATCGGGCATGTGGAAACACGATATTGGATTTATAATCGGTTTCTGCTATGCTCGACCTATTGTAATGATAATAATAAGCATATGATGAACACTATCAATGCAAGTATCTTAAGAAAGTCCTTGATTTGTCGCAACCGTCTTTCGAGTGCCTCATCAGAATCTACGAGTATCACAAACCCGTAGTGCCATCAAAGAACTGGAATAATGTAGGAACAAAATCTGCAACCTTGAAAGTGGCTTTCCATCCAGATCCTTTTGAGATTGTATCTGTTATTCCAATCAATCTGAATATGTTGGATGGAAGCTGTGATGCACCATATCTATGATCATTGACATAAACGATATCGCCCACCCTCAATTGTTCCACACCTACACCACTGAAATCCACGAGGACTTTAGGAGATGATTTCTGGTTCCACAATTGCTGAGCTACTGCCAGTGCATCAGCAACGGTTGTGATTCCAGCATCCTCATGGTATAGATGTTTTGGACTTGAGGGTGGGCTTAATGGGTACACTGCAGATACACCGTCCCCTTGAACTTTAACATAATTCTTCTTGAATCCATAATTCTTTTTGACACCAATTGATTCTACATGGTGAATAGCAGCTTGTGATGGGATATCTGAATAATTAGATTCATCCCCTACAATGAATGCGTGGGTTACATTGACCGCGGTCAACTCTTTTGGCGGTCTTACAATGAATCGCCGGTTATCATCTTGATCGTGTGTCATTAGCCATTCATAACCACCATATACAACTAATTTCTTAATCTCATCTAGTGCCTTTTCATAAGAGAATGTGTATTCAAAATCAGATGAATTGTCGTCAGATGTATTTCTCTGGAACAATTCAGATAATGGTGATGATAGATTCTGATTAAGATATCTGATGTAATCTAATATGTATCCTTTGTCAATTGGATTTCCATATGTATTGAATAATGAATCAACAGTGAGTTCATCAAATAGAATTCTTCCAAAATCACGGCCAGTTAATGCCATTCCCAGACTAGCCTTTGCTACTTTCCACGATGGATCATCATGATATCCATCAAATAATAGAGGTGGATTATCAGTATCCCATCCTAGCCATGCTTTGATTGGCATATCCTCTAATGATAGATTCGTATATAATCCAGCTGGATTAGGCATACTTATAGAAATTCCAGATAATGCATTAAGAGTCTGGGTAATAGATATTGAATTCCAATGCCTGAACCTTGAATTGTTCAACTCTAATTTGACACTGGGCTTAATCATTCAAATTGCCTCACATCAATCTCCTGGAATGTCATTGAGAACTGGAAGGCTTGCTGGTCATCTACGGCCATTGATGGTTTGTGGTCTGTGATTACACCTCTGACCTTACCAAAGAATACCAGATCCAATGTGATTAATTTCGATTTATTATACAGTGTGTGGAAGTAATCCTTCTCTTCCTCGGCATTTGTCATTCTAGTGGCCAAATCAATATCACAATCTGGATCGTGGTGTTGCCCTGTAAGACTGAATACACGATTCCCACCATCCATTGTTTGAACGGTATCATAATCCAATTCAGGATGTGATGTCTTACTAGTCCCTGGTGGTGATGAATCTGATATAGATTCCCAAGGCGACATCAATGATACCTCTTCAAATTGGCCTAGCGCATCATATATTGTGATAACTGATTGTACCTCAACACTCAATAATCCAGCCTCATCTTCTACAATGAGTTTTACTGTGTATGTTCCAGCTGAGGTGTATTGATGAGATACTGATGATTGAGATGTTTCTAATGTTTCAGTATCACCAAAATCATATTTGTATATTAGAGTTCCACCTTCAGGGTCTATTGACTGGCTTGCATCTATTAAGACATCAG